CACTGCAATCATTACTTGGTCTTGGGTCACGAACCCTGCCGAACCCGCTAACTTTTGACGTGCGTTACCTGTACGGTCAGTCCAAGGTGCGTTAGCTTTTGCGTAATCTTCCATCTTAGTAGCCGCAATTTCCGCTAAAGTTAAAATTGATACTTCAATCTTACTGCGGTATTTAATGCACTCCGCTACAAAGGAATCTACATCATAAACTAGTTCAGCCATTAGTCCTTAACCTCCAGTTTAACCTCGAGTAGAATGTTCTGCTCTAATATGTTATTAACTTCAGTAACTCGGTACTTCCGGTCGGATACTAGTATAGTAACTGTATCATCTCGCCGAATGTCTAATCCCTGTTCCCATAGAACCAATAACCTAATAGAGTTCTGCGATAATACTCGTCCTCCGTCACTTGCGTTAACGGATAGGTTAGGGGACGAAGCGTTATCAAATACACAACGTAAGTCACTGCGTACGATACCACCTTTAGTATCCCGCTTCCGTCCACCGTAACCGTCCGATACCCAGACATCTCTAGTAACAGTAACATGAGTAGGGGCAGTGTCTATAACACGACGAACCTGTGACCTAAAATAGTTCAAGTTATATGTCATGTACCGTCCGCCCTTCTCATTAAAATAGTGGACCCGGAACTAGCTTTAAATTCGGCCTCTTCCTGTTCGCGTTTGTACTCGTCATAGAATAACTGAGCCATACTCTTCCAGTAGTCAGCGTCACCTTGAAGCTTAATAGGTCCTAGTGTTACAGCATCATTTCGAGTATTCAAAAGGCAAATCTTGTAACTTACATAAGCCACTGACTTATGTTGGTCAAGTAGAGCGGAAATTTGCTCATCAGTTAATGGATTTACCGAATTGACATTATCAGTATTAATTTTAACTAATTCAATATCCGCTTCTTTAGCCATTTTACTCTCCTAACTCGTAGTGAATAAGTGCGTCAATGTACTCGCTTTTACGAGACAATGACGTAGTATCAATACTATTGGATTCGGCCAGTTCTAAAAGTTCTCCGACTTTCATACCGGCGTATTCCTTACGCATAATTTCAATTTCAGCTTCCCGAGGATCAAGTGGTGACGGGTCAGTTGGTTGAATTCCATTTGTATCATCTTGATATAAAGTCTCAACTGAACCCGCCTCTTTTACATGCTCTGCCTCCTGAATCGGGAAAGCAAAACCACGTTGAATAAGGGAATCTGCTAAAGAATCTGGACACTCAAAAGTAGTACCTGCGTGAACTACCGAACCCTGTACAATTACCGAAGTAACAGATTTTAGAACTGCCATATCGAATCCCCCTAGTTCGTCTTAATCACACCTACGTAGTCGATACCTTCGAATGATGGAATCATTACAGCAGATACCACGGTCACTACATTGACTGGATGAGTTTCCTTGAAGGTAGTAACGGTAGGTCCTCCAGCGAGTACTTGAACTTGAGCGGCTGAACCACCTGTAGACAAGTCGAACGCTTCTGGAGTAGTTCCGTACCATGTGTGACCTACTGGAGTAGGAGGTAGAAGTACTACGTTACCGTCATCAATTAGGCTAAATTGACGAATATTTCCATAGTCAGGAAGTTTGTCAGCTGAAGCGAATTGAGCAATCTTCTTGCTATATACTGCAATTTGAAGTTCAGTCTTAGCTGCTACAAATTGTTCAGCATCTGCAGGAAGGAGCATCAAGTTCTTCCAGTCACCTTGTACACCCATAGCAAGAGCTTTCTTAATAGATTCACTCTTAACCATGTCGTTGTAAGTCTTACGGTTCAGGATCATACGAGTAGGACGTACACCTGTACGGTCTTCGATATCATCCATCGCAGCAAGAATGTCTTTGACTGGGTCAGATTTAGTAGGATCTGTCCAAACTTGGGCAGCAGTGTACTTCTGTTTTTGGTCCATATTGTAGTCATATGTGTATTGTGCTTCTGCGTTGGTAGATTTAACAGTAAATTTACCATATTGAAGCAACTGCATACGCATATACTCTGCTTGGGCTTCTACACCGTCTACTAAATTCTTAGTATCATCGTAGAGTTGAGTGATGATTGGCTGAGCAAGTCCAACACTTTGAGTCAAAAGAAGTTGCAAGTTTTGACGGTCTTTTTCACCAAGTCGCATAGACTCACGGAAGAATGCCATCTCTGTTGCTTGTTTTTTGAACCCAGCACGTTCACGGATGCTAGCCTTAGCATCGTAGTTAGATGGTTGAATTGTTACAGGAAGGTTAGACCCACCTTTCAACCAGCTAATATCTGTACCAGTTTGTTGGGCATTAGGGAACAATTGAGGTCCAATGTATTGTAATGCGTTAGAAGGCAAAGATTGAATATAGCTCGCCACCTCATTAGCATTTAAGTAGTCATAAATATTCATTTATTAGCCTCCTATTTTACAACTAAAATCATAGCGTTCTTAGAAGTAGGTACTGCTCCTCCTACTTTTTGTAACGCAGCGTATTTAACGAATCCGTGAACAAGAACTGTAACAGTTACATTTTCTTCCCCTGGATAAACTTCTTGGTCTGTGAAGATTACACCGTCAAATTGTTCACTTGCTTGAGTAACCTGAAGACCTGTTGAACGACCATCTAGTGTAGTCGCATTAGTAACAGTAGTACCCGCTAAGATGTATTTCTTACCGTTTACTTCCGTAGCAGCAGTAGCCGGAATTTGAGCTGAAAACGCTACATAGTGGTCCGGAATTGCTACAATACTGCGAGTGGTCTGATTTAAATCAGTAGTCTTTACACGCACATTTGGCATGAGCTTTCCTCCTATTATTTAAAGAATGAATTGGTTTCTTGATTGCCGGTTTGGACTTTGCCCACCGCGGCAGCCAGTTGCTTACCAAAGGCTCCTACCTCTTTTGGAGGAGTAGGACTAGAACCTAATCGTCCAGAATTACCAGGGTTACCGGTGCCAGCCTTACCCTGTTCCGGTGAACCTTCCGATTCCGGTTCAGGTTCTACGTCTTTGAATAAGTACTTCTTAGACTCCTGCACTGCTTTTAGTTGTTCCTCTAAACCTTCTACCTTACCATCTTCGTTGACAGTAATTTTAGATAAGTCCATGAACCCTAAAATGTCAGATGCGGGAGCAATGGAGTTCTGAATCAATGGTGTCAACCGTGACTCTAAAATAGCATTCTTAGCTAACGCTGATTGAGCTTCTAGTTTCTGTGTAAGTGTTTGAATGGTAGCCTGCGCATCGCTATTATCTTCCACCTGTTTAGCTAGCTTCTCTAGTTGCTCTTTTTGTTCAGTTACTGAACTGTTAGCAGAATCCCGCTGACGAACAACTTCGTCGAACCTAGCATGTGGAACGAAGTGTTCCCCGTCCCCGTCAATGAATACTTTAGCATCTAATTCTTTCGAATTATTTTTAATAGTATCCTCAACCTGCTTTACCGATGCATCATCAAGTCCTTTTAGAAGGTCTTTCAGTTGATACGCCATATTTTCTTTCCTCCTGAGTTTACGCCCTCCGGCTGAATCTTCTGTTTTTATTTTATCTTGGAACAGTGAAACCAAGTTCGAGCCATTAAGGTGGCAAGTCCTCTCTTACATATTATAACACAGATAAATACCATTCGGAAAAATGGTTCGAAAACTCATGTAGACTATTTATAGACTATAAAAAGAGATTCGAAAGTTTCGAACCTCTAATAACTTTTAACAAAATCAATGTCACTCGCATTGTAGTGGGTAGGATTGTTCAGTTCACTGTACCAACTATCTAATTCTTCATTAGGTTCACCGTGTACCCATGCCCTTAGTTCATCCGCGATATCGTCCATAGACTTATCGTACCAGATAGTCTGGTAACACATACCGTTCGGATGGTCGAAAGGACATTCTTCTATAGGAAAGATTTCTCCGTCCAGGTCTATACATGCTTGACAAGTTCTACCTGGCGCGTGTACTGAATGCCACTGAACATATTTACAAAACGGATTCACTTTACCCCAAGACCGAACACCGGCGGTAGCTGAATGACTAATGGTAGTTCTAGCTAATCTTAAAGCATTGTACTCTAGGTTCTGATACTTTCTAGCTGTAGTAGGACCAAGTGTTTCAGATATCTTTTCAGTGTTCCATACTTTGCGAGCAGCTGGATTAACATACTGTTCTAACATCTTAGACATATCTACTGCGCTCATCCCACTAGCCAGTCCACGGGTAACTACTTCTTGAATATCGTTACCCGCTTTGGAGGCTACTGACCAGATACGTTTAGATAAGTTCTTACCGTCCTTGTAGATTTCACCTTTCACGACAGCTTCTGCCGCAAGTTTCGAATACACTAAAGAGATTCCACGAAGAACTCGTTCGAAGTCTTTTGCGGTACTCTGGCCATCTTCTCCTAATAAAGCTAAAGTATGTAGTAGTTGTCCGTCCAGTACATTCTTAGCGGCTTTGTGAGAGTAGGTAGTGACTAATTCTAATATAACTGAATACAAATCATACGCATAATCTTTATAGATTCGCTTAGGTAGGTACCCATTTCTGGACTTTTCTATCTTACTAATCAAGTCCTTAGTTGCGTCATTAAACGCTTTCAGTACCGCCGTCTCCTGTTCCAGGTTCAGTTTCACTGTCCTCTGATGAATTGCCTTTTCCCAGCTCGACAAGTAAGAATTCTTTTTCGCGTTCACTAATATTCAACTCCTTCTTCAGTTTACGTGTAAGGCCCTGAATCTTAGTAGCCGCATGTTCGTCCTGAATACGAATAGCATGGTAACGGTTCTGATTAATGTTAGGACCTTTGTCTAGTTCGGCTTTGATTTGTCGGCGATATGTGTTACGGTCACGAATTAGTTCATTGACCTTCTTACCCCCTACGAATGTAGTGTAACGCATCCGACAGTTCGGACATTCGAAGAAACGCCAATCGTACACCTTGTCAATCTTAGTGTCATGGATGTCCTTTTGATGTAGTTCGAACTTATGTTCACAATAGTCACAGTTGACTTTAAATGTCTCGTTCGACATCTTCTCCGTCATGTTCGTCTTTGTGTTCCGAACCACTTGCTTCTTCATCTGTTTCTTCCGGGCGTTCTTGTTCATCTTCAATCTCCTGTTCGTCTAGTTCTTGTGCTAATTGAGGTAATGCTCCTGCGGTAACTTCATCAAGTTGTGCTTGCTCTTCTAGGATACGGTTCCATTCTTTGTCCGCTTGTTCCTTCTTACTAAATTCTTCAATGTAGGCTTGGTGACTACGTACATTAGATTGAACTTCACTTAGCGCAACTTGACGAGCTGATACTTCGTCACTTGGTAGTGGGTACTTATGTTCAATTGACAATGTAGTGAGGGTTGAGTAGCTACGTTTAATTTCGTCAGGTAACACACCTAGGTCTACATTTACTTTAGCTAAAATTTCTTCGATCATGGACACCATCCATTGAATAGCTGAATCCCATTCGACCCACTTAGAATCACAACGGCTCATAAGGTCGTAGAATAGGAACTGCATAGCAATACCTGATGGAGCGTTCTGAACTTTTTCTGGAAGTGGTTGGTCCATGAGTTCATACATTGACTTCTTCGCTTCATCTAAATAGTACTGCGCGGCTGGTAGGAAATTAAATGTTCCAGAGATGGTAGTAACTTGAGCTTGTCTAGCTGAACCGGAACCTCCAATAGCCGCAGTATGGTCTGACTTGATGTCTACTAAAGCATTCGGGGCAATCTTCATTCCTTTAAGAGATTGACTTGAACCGTCAATAACGACAGGTTGTTCGAACATTTTAAACTTCAGCGCATCACGTAAGTCTGAAACTGTTCGGTTGTAATTGTCCCCGATTGTGATGAGGTCCTTCACGTCACTTGAACCATAGATGTCATTCGTCAAAGGTTCGTTCAGAATCACTCGACATGGGATTTCTGTTAGGCCAGTTGGTGCTGACTCTTGTACAGTTAGAGGTACTTCGACAGGGTTACCTAAATTGTCTGTAATTTGAATCAATTTAGCTTCTGTCTTTTTAATAGTAGTCGTACCTTCTTCTGTGACGTAAATTTGATTCGCTTCTCCGTCTGTTAGTGTATAGGTTAACCAGCACTCTTCCTCGTCGTCCTTCAGTGCATCTGCAATTCCAGATTCAGAAGCACTCGCTTTCATTTCATAGCGATAGTGGTGCCATAGTTGTGATTCAGCTTCCATACCTTTAGTACGTTCATCTTGGTACACAATGTCTACCGCTAATAGACGTGACGGGTCTTTAGGGTCTACGATGTAAGTAAATTGCGGCATAGAGTAGAACTGAACATCAATCTCCTGTCCCTCATTACCTAATACTAACATGAGAACACGTTTTCCTACTGTAGCATCTACTAAAGCATTTGCTGCTTTTGGCCAGAATTTAGCTTTACTTAGAATGTCGTCAAATAGGATACGTTTATTCTCCGCCGCCTTGTCTTGACTCTGAACAAGTGGGTTGAATGTCAGTTCAGGTTCATTACCCATCATGAAACGAGCTTGCTTCTTGATCAGCTGTTTCACAAAGTTACGAATCTCTCGAGTAGGTACATAATCTAGACCTTCCTCCTTAATCTTCCAGGTTTGACCATAATCACTATTCATGTCAGTGACGTCGAACCCGTCGAAGTATTGATAGTACTTCTCAACCTCCTGAAGTTCCTTTTTGAACTTTACATTCTGCGCCAGTGGACTTAGAAAAGCCTGACTAAGAACTTCGTCAGTGTGAGAAATAGCTTTAGATTTTTTAGCCATTTGTAATTCCTCCTTATTAGTATTATACAACTTTATCGGCTAAAGTGTTTACGCCCTTGCACCTTTTCCTGATAACACTTGAATTTCAAAACCAAAGTCATCGTTGATGAGTGCGTCAGTTAGACAGGCATATCTATTACGGTCCATACAATGGTCGAACTCTTTTACAACTTGGTCCACGCCACGTTCACTAGCCTTGTTGTCCCAGCTATATGCATAGTACTCATCTATGTCGTGCGTGTTACTTGGGTCCAGTGTAAAACGATTTTCATTTAATAGTTCAGCATGAAATGAAATACCTAAGTTTACATCGTTCCGCGCAGGTATGATTGGAATTTGTTTCCGAACAATATATGGATGCTTTTGTAGTTCAACTATCATAGCAGAAGCTGAAGGGTCTAATATAATGTATTCAATGTCGTATCCACGTATCATCTTTACTAAATCATTAGCGTATTCTTTAGTAGTCTTTTGTAAGACGTTCGAAAATGTACTATTAGAATTAATGTCGGCTTCTGTTAATTGTTGTTCAGCCTCGCGACCCGAATGGTAATAAGATTCGATGAGATGATAGTGACGAAGACGTTTCGAATATCCGTACACGCCAAAGGTTGTCGCATTATAGATACCAAAGTCTCCTGCTACAAAGATTCGGTCAAAGCCTATGTTTAGTTCACGGACGTGTTGTTCTTCATTGAACATTGAATACACTAATCCATCTGCTGTTACCCATAGACCTAATATGAATCTTTTACGGAAGACTCCGGCATACATCTTTTCATACCGCGCTTTGATTGCGGGGCTGAGACTTGGATTATCATTCATTGTAAAATGTAAGTACAGGATTCTTTTTACGACAGCCTTGTCTATCCACTCTTTCTTGAAGTAGTGATTAGGGTTACCTGGGTTACAGCTGAACCACATTTTAGAACCTAATACTGAACATCGTCCAGTTGCTTGGTTGACAAAGGATTGAGGCATGAGTGCTACTTCATCACAGAATATACCTGCTAGTGTCATCCCCTGAATGAGGTCTTGCGAACTCTCGTCCTTACCCCCGAAGATATAGAAGTAGTTAATGACTTCCTTATCTCCGTCCATTCTAGCTATGACTAATAGGTTTTCATTTCTAATATCTTCTATTCTGTAGCCGCGACTCGAAAGCATTTGCTTTAGAGGTTGAACTACGTTACGACGAGCTGAATGAATCGTCTTACCGCAAATAGCAAAGTTCTGTCCATTGAAATCATTCATTGCCCAAAGGACAAAAGACAGTCCCATTGACACCGTCTTACCTGAACGAATAGACCCATCAGCGATGACGACATCAAAGTCTTTATAAGGAGAGTTATCTGTCCACCAAGTGAGTAGCTGAAGTTGTTTCTTACTAAATGGTACGAAGTTGAACTTCTGTACTTTGTTTCTTAGTCTACCCATGTGACCTCCTAGAAGTTGATATCTTTAAAGTCGTGACTGACTAATTCCAATGCGCCTAATAGCTGTAACTTACTTCTAGCTGAGTGACAAGAGAATATTTCTCCATTCTTTATTCCTATTATAAGTAAAGAATCATATTCCATTTCACGTGCTTCATCTAATAATGAATCTATTTCTGTGCGCGTGCGTTTGTTTTCTTGTTCAGTTATGTGATGTATTTTCATCTAGCTACCTCTTTCTAAGATATACTTTGGCGCCTGTTCCCCTTCGTTTAGCTTTGCTGCTTCTTTAGGGTTAATGAGGAATCTTCCGTACGCCTCTACCTCTATATAATTAGGGCCTACATGAGTAATGACTCCAGGTTCTTTTACAGGTTCCTTTTGGCGAGGTCTAGGATAGATTACTACAATAGTAAATACTAGAATAACAATTCCCCAGATGATCATTTCTTTCTTAGTCATTGTCAGCCTCCTGATTAGATACTTCCTTTATATAAGCTCCTGTTTCGTTAGCGAAGTCTTTCCATACAGCTTTTGCTGCATTGTCTAAAGCTTCTACAAAGTTATCACGTACCTCTTCCTCAGTATCTCCATCGCCCATCTTCTTACGCAATAAGGTAATCTTTTCACGTTCGATTTGTAGACGGTACTGAACTTCTGCAGGTATCATTCCATTAGCTCTCTCTTGTCCAGCCTGTGCGCGGTCTATGATATTAGACAGTACATCTAATGCGCCCCATCTAAGTTCTCCTTTATTAGTCATTAAGTACTTATCTGGATTATCTAATGCCATTTCTATAATGTTCATTAGCTTCTCCCACGCCGCATGGTATTTAATGTTCACGGACACTTTAAAGCCTGCGTACATCTGAGTTAGTGTATCGTTAGTAACTAATGACTTCTCATCGTCGAACTGTTTCTTCAACTTCACCCACTTACCTTTTGAGCGCAAGATTTCTACAGTAGTTTTAGAAACACCATAACGATGTGCAATCTCTGCTACATCCATACCTCTAATAAACTCCAGCTTCATTCTTTCGTTACGTTCCTGTTTACTAAGTTTAATTCCTTTGTAATCAAACTCAATGACCTCGTCTAATTCTACACGCGCCTTTTGCTTCACTGGTTTCCGTCCAGGCTTCTTGCGCGAAGTACGTTTCTTTGTCTTAGGTCCATTAGGTACATCAGTCATCTATTTACCCCTTTCCAATTCTTTCTACTATATTATACACCATTTAAGTAAGAAACTAAAGTAGTGAGTAATAACTGAACCAGATAAAGAATGTTCAAAAGATGTAGAAATTATCCCGGAACTTTCGAACTTACTTTCCAGGCGTTTCGAACTTTCGAACCATGCTTTCGAACTTTCGAACTTTTGTTCAGAAATCAGTTTCGAACCGGTTCAGAAATATGGTTCAGAGTTTCGAACTTTCCACTAAATAAGCAATAGTTCGGAAATTCCCTAAACTTGTAAACCCTTCTGTACCAACTATTTTGGGACGTTTTGTAAGTTGGTTTGTGGAAGTCCCTTTTTCGTTACCGTTTGCTTATATCTTTAGTCTAAATTGTCTCTAGTCTATGTGTCTTGTTTCTAGTTCTATTCCTTGTATAGTTACTATTACTATTGGGTTTTATTGTAGATAGTTCGGAAGTGCATTTCCTGCGCGCATTGATTTTCCTTATTGTATAAAGGCTTCTAAAAGGCTTTGGTACTGTTATGTATTTAGTTAGTTTATAAGAAGTATTCGGTCACTTTCGGCGCATTTTCGGCGATTTTTATGCGTTTTCTTTTGCAAAATAAATTCAAAAAAAGTTCAATATTTTCGAATATTTCTGGATTTATCGGTTGTGTATTACCGGGTAATATGTTATACTTAATGTGTAAGTTAGAAATACGAAAAAGAGGTATAAACAATGAAACTTTCAAAACTACAAAACACATTCACTAATGAATACCTAATTGTTATTGACAGTGAAGGGGCAGAAGTATTACTTCAAGGTACACAATATCAGGTATTCAATTCTAGTAACTTTTTGAACTATTTATTAGATGTCGAAGTACTAAAGGTAGAAAAACTAACTGAACGTACATTAAAAGAATGGGGATTAGAAACTATTAATCCTGCTTATGTTATTACTTTAGATAAGTAAGTGGAGGTTTACTAATGGATATTATTGTACAAGGTTCAAATACTTTCTATCCGGCGCAATTTATTACAGGGGATTACCAGGTATGGAATATCCCCTCCATTGGCGAAGGATGTGTACCACTGTTTCAGAGTTTAGGAAGCTATACAGTTAATTCGCGTACACTCAGATACATTAAAGTTGAACCTGCGGAAGCTAAATGGCTTCAATTAGCCGCAAGTTACGGCATGAGAACTTTGGAACAATGTCGTAAAATTATGAACGCACCTGCAAGAGGTCGAGTAACTGTTCGGAAAAAACATATAGCTGAACAAGTTATCCCAATTTTCGAAGAATATACAAAATAGAAAGAGGTATCCCATGTTAATTTTTGATCGAGCAAACAACCAAGCCCCTATGACTTTCGCGGACCGTCAGGTTCAGGAAAACAAAGTTAGTAAAATCGAAGAAGCTAACTATTATCAGTATCTAGCTAATAAGTTCGGAAGTGCGTCCTGTCTAGCTCACGCGCACCAGCTAATTAAGGAGGTATAACAGTGAACGAGTCAGATATCGTAGCAACCCAATTAGTTCTAGGTAAGCAAGTTTTAGAAATTATCCTGGATTTGTTGACGAATGAGAAAAGACTTGGAACAGTTTTGTCCCTAAGCCTAAATGAACAAGATTTTAAAATTACAGTAGAGAAAGAGGTTTAATATGTACCCATACATGAAGAGACGAATTAGAATTGACCGTGTTATTTATTCAATTACTACACTCGCTACACTTTGCGCATTAGGTGTACTAATTTTTACAATTATGTCAATGCGGGAAGAGCGTCAGCGTCTAGATTATCGTTTACATGACCTAGAATCTAAAATTGTTCAGTTGGAAGAAATTACAAAATACCAAGGAAAGGAAATTGTAGAGTTAAAACAACCCGCAGTGGTAGCTGAATAATGGCTAAGAATAAAAAGCGTAAACCGCATAAAACTAGACCAGCTACAGTCGTACGAGATATCCCATCTATCCTGTATAGAAAGATTACTTGTAAGTATTTAGCTAATATGGATACATTTCAGGTATACGTAGACATGATTATGAATGGAACTGTCTTGCGCCTTTTAGGTAACATTGATCCGAACTCCAGTTATACTGAAGGAATTCGAATCTTTACCAAGACCCCTCAGCCTTGGATGACCTGCACAGAACTTCAGGTTAGTAAAAGACACGCGCCGGGACTGTTCTCCGTACTCACAGCCTACTCCCATACTATTGGAGACTTATTAGACGAGGGTTGTTCGGAAGACGAATTGATGGAAGGGGTTGTCTACAAAGACGATAGATTGTTCACTGACCTAGAATGTGTTCAGTTGTTTAGACACAAGAAAAAGTTCGAAAGACTACAATGTCCTAAATGTAAATCACTTCAAATCGGTTGTACATTTAAGTACCCTAAAGTATTTACTATTAATCAATTTGGGGATAAGCTAAATGTACCCGAACCTGTTCCTAGCGGCAAATTTTGGCGATGTTTAGACTGTAACACGGTAGTGAAAGAATTGGAGGATGGAGAATGGTAGGAAGTATTAAAGACCTAAAGGACGTGAACTTACTTCGTAACGATATGGAGTTTCTGTTAACAAGTGACGGTATAGGTTGCGTAGGTATAGACACTAGCCTACTTCCTGTCGTAGTACTAAATGGTAAAGCTTATCAGTATACTCGTCAGGAGTTAATTGATTTCGCTTATGAGCAGCTTGTAAATAATTCGAACAAATAAAAAGACCCGAGAGGGCCTTTTTATTTTTGCTCCGATTGTAACTTGGTAAGGTAGTTAGCTAAATCTAGCGCTTCTTCCTTAGCATGTTGTAAAAAGTCATCTGCGTGATTTTCATGTAGTGTAGTACCGTATTTAGTTACACCCACACGGCTACGAGAAATGAGTTCAATTACCGTTTTCAGTACAATAGGGTCTAGATTAGTTACATCTAGGTAAGTACTGTTCACCCCGTCTAATTCATACTGGCGTAATTGGCCTTTCTCATCTACTACTAATAAACACTTCTGGTTATCTGTCATATGCCCTCCTTCTGGTCTCGAAGTAACCTTTTAAATGCTTTAACATTCATAGCTATATACTGCTCTTGTCCATCCCCGAAGTCAAATACTACTGCGGAATAGTCTTTCTTACTAGCGAACCGTTCCTGTTCATTCTTTTCGAACCATTCTTTCTTAACCGTAATGGAACGTTGAGGTTTCATAACAGTCTTACATTCAATAAGCATATTGTCTGTCATGACGTCACCTTTATAGAAATCAGTTGCTCCACTATTAGGCTGAACACGTCCGCCTAATTCACGTGCAATTTGCTTCTCCTGTCGCGAACTAGCTCTTCTAGTCGGTATACCCTTCCTCATGACATTACCGTTAAATACCAGCCGGTAATCACGAGAATAACGGTACTACAGATTAGACCTGCTATTATCGCTACTGGATTTATATCTGCGCCTCTATCTAATAACGGTAGCCGCAATAGTGCGTATAACGTACTTAGCGAACTGGCTAGAAATAGTACGACGCTGATGCTTTTAACTAATACAATTCCCATCTATTACCTCCTTCAATTTTAGCCCCATTTCTGACGTAATAATCCCATCGTTATGAATGGCACATTCTAGAGCCTTAACTACACGGTCTCGAAGCTCTAGTACCCAGGTGTAATGATATCCAATTTCCAATGCAGCTTTAGTAACTGGAAGGTCATCTAATATACACTTCTGGAAAATAATTTGCTGACTTTCTGGAAAGCATAATACCATGTCATCTATACATTTTACAAAATGAGTCAAACTCTCTAATTCATTATCTGCATTGTGCGCGTGTTTGGAATTTAGGTAAGCTATTCTAAGCTTCGCCCGTTTATAATCCTCTACAAACGCCTTGACACTAGCGGATAATTGTCTACGATTTTGAGACATCTAGCGGCTCCTTATACTTAATTACACTACACGTACATTTCATGGCTTTAATGTACCTTAGGCTAACTACGCAATTTACTGCGATATACTCTCCGTTAATGTCCGGATTATATGGGGTAAGGATAACGGACCCTCCATGCGAAGGGTCTTGTTCATCCATTACACTTTCAACATATTCCACTATGTGTTCTATATCTTCCATACAATCGAATAACGCAGGTATTTCTATAGGTTTAGAGTCGTTATGGTATTCAAATACCATTACTGCGCATATTCGTTCCATGTTAATCCTCCATCATTCGTGCAAGTGACGGTGATAACTTCTCTACTAATTCATTAGTATTTTCAATGGTTTTCAATTCCTGACGGAAATGTTCAAGGTCCGTACACTTCTCAGCGGCTTCTAATACTGCTTCGCGGTAGGTTGCAAACTTAGCATCAATCAAAGCTGTACGAATTTCCGCTTGCTGAACTTCCTTATTACTTAAATAAGCAAGGGCAGTCATCTTTTGGAAGTTCTCATGTCCCTTATGCGACATCTCGTCAATCTGCTTAGCGAACTGCTCTAGCTCCTCGTAGGAGAAGTTAATTTCAGTAGCCTTCCCTGCTTCGTTACGTAACACGAATGATACATCAGCAGTATCATGTCCTTCACAATGTTGACACATACATATACCTCCTTATGGACGTGGTCGACGGCTTGGAGTAGGCTTCTTACGAGATGCACGTACTACCGTAGTTTCAGATGGCTTAGTCAACTCTTCATACTCTTCCTTAGTAATAGGTTCCCAAGTCTCTTCGTCGTATTCCTCAGGCAAACGTTCACCTTTAGCTAATTTTCCAGGTTTACCGTTAAGGGTGTAGAAGAAGTCTTCTTCAAGTACTGGACACATAGCATCTAAATACTCAAGCTCATCTACTAAAATGTCGTCGCCGTTGTCCGGTTCATTGACGTCTTTCTTGTAGTAATAGTCATCAGCTTCGTTGTAGAAGTAGTAGGTAGTTACTACAGGGTCACCTGATTTAGCTCGTACACCTTTACGAGGTCGACGAATCTTGGAAGGTTTTTCCTCTTCCACTGGTTCCTCTTCCTTCACCTCTTCCGGTTCAGCTTCAGCTACCTTTTTACGTCGAGTGATACGTGCTACAGGTTCCTCTTGTTCAGTTTCCTGCTCTTCCTGTACGTCCTCTTCTTTAACCGCTTTACGGCGTCGACGAGTACGAGCTGGTTTTTCCTCTTCCTGCTCTTCCTCTACAGGTTCTTCTTTAACAGTTTTACGAGCACGCTTACGAGCTGGTTTCTCTTCTACTTCTTCAACAGGTTCAGCTTCTTCTGCTACAGGTTCAGTAGCATATTCAAAAGCTTCATTTTCTACTACATACGTAGCTGCCATATCTGCACGGTGTAGCAAGAATGCCAGTGGGTTCCATTTAAAGGTTTCACTGCAAGCCGCTAGGGTTGAGTAAGGGCTAATATCATAGGCTCCCATGTGCCAGTAAATAGCTTGAGCTTCCATTTCAGTTAACTGAATGAACTTTTGTAGGTAGTATACTGATTGAGCTCCGTGTCCCATTTCAGGTTTCTGTTGATTGTATTCGTAGGCGTCGTAAGATTCCCATTCACCGTTCTCGTCCTTACGCCATTTCTGACCTAATACATAACGGTCAATCTTGCATAGGTCGTGGAACAATGCTACAATAGCTACGGTTTCCATAGGATATAGTTCAGTCCAGCCTTCCCCTACCACATGGTCCATTTCCCAGACAAGTTGGTTGAATACGTTAAGAGAATGTTCAAGCAATCCACCTTCATAAGAACCGTGGTATCGAGTGCTAGCTGGCGCTGTTAAGAAGTCAGTTTCATTAGTTACCCACTCTAAAAGGTTATCCACCCCATCACGCTGAATATGCTTAGTAACTAGCTGCTTGAATGTTTTAATGTTTGTCATTATGTTTTTCCTTTTCTTTATTGTAAATTTCCTGAATGGACATAGTAGGTCCATATTGACTAATTAGGCTTTCTAGGTACCCTAAATTCCCGGCTAGGAATACTCGGGCTAGTTTTGTCGGTGATTTGTTACCCATTGGCTCCTCCTTTACTTAGTTTAATATACACCGAATTTATCGAATTGGTTTACGACAATTCAAAAAGTTTTAATAAGCAAATTTGAACACCTGTTACATCTGTATATAGTCCAGATTTAATACCTTCGACTATGTCCCCAATAATTACCATTCCTTCAAAAGCCGAATCTAATGAGTAATTAAAGTTCGACCTAATTTGATTAATAGTGAATTGTTTAATACCTACAGTAGATTCTTTAGCGTTATCCGTACCTAATATTCGACTTGCGGCGCTGAATTGATTGTACAGTAAAGTAAGAAACCCTAGCACGTTTTCCTGCTTACTTAGTAGGGTAAGAATATGTTCGAAAGCCTGGGTAGGTCGATAACTAATAACACATTTAACGGCCTCAAAGATTTCGAACTCAAGTTCCCGATAAATTAAGGAATCCACGGCTTCCTCGGTAGGTAAGTCCACTCGACTAATCTTATCCAGCTCGTTTTCAATTCGCGAGTAGTCGCGGTCACAAGCTTCAATGACATACTCAAGTATAGGTACAGTACATTTGAATTTCTTAGAGAAGTGGTTCACTAATTGAGGTGTTGTCATTTTATCGAACATGACTACATTGTCCGCAAACTGTTTCAAGAATTTACTGCGCGAATCTAATTTAGTGTACATCAGGATAAGTGTACCGTACGTAATGTCCTCTAATACCTTCCAGCGGGATTCATTAGATAAGAACTCTTTGTCATCCCGCACGGCGTAGACACGGTTCGTATTTACAATGGAACGTTGAGTCAATGGACGTATAACACTGGCTACACTACTTTCGCGAGTAACAGGTGATTGGATATGACCTAGATATACGTTCATAAGTCCAATCTCCTCGCCTGTAAAAATGTAAAAAGGAAGTAATCTATCTTCTCTAATATGAGTCATAAACTCCATTAAATTAGCCAATTTCGTGTACCTCCTTGATTAGCTTGTTAATCGCAAATAGTTTATTTCGTCCCTTAGTACTTACGGAACCTAAACAGATTGCTAGTTTTCGAAGAAGTTCATAGTTTCGAACAAGTGTATCAGTATCTAAAATGTTACGATTTTGCGTACCTATGTAGTTCATACATAGCTCTAAAAATAGTTCAGGTATGAGTGTATCTTCTGCGGTGTCAGTATCCTTAAAACGGAACCAATCCGCCATCTTTAGTGCGTTACTAGAGGAAGCTTCAAAGATGTTGTCATAGAAGAATTGAACCTTTTCTAAATACAATTCCAGTCCTTCCTTACCGTACTCGGTTATGACTTGGTTAACCTGCCCAGGACTACTGAATAGGGTACTAAGAGGAATAATATCCCTCACACCTTTCACATAGCGCTCTAGGTAGTACGCAACCTCGTCACAGGAATACGGTAGTAAGTTAATAACCCACGACCTGGAGATTAGTGTATCTAATACGTCACCTTCTGTGTAGGCTAGTAAACATAAGTGAACATTCTTAGGCGGTTCTTCTGTAACCTTTAGCAGACTGTTTTTAGCACCTACTGACATTCCTGACATACGGGTCACAAATAAAGTAGGCTGGGCTAGACTTGAACTAAGTTCAATCATTTCCCGAATACTGTCTACCTTATTGTCAATGAATACACAATGGTACCCTAATTCCTCGCAGATATACCGCGCAAACGTGCTCTTACCGCTCCGCTTAGGACCTATAATGACAGTACAGTTAGGTAAGGACTTGCGGCGTTTTACGAACTCCTTAGCCTTACTCTGCCCGATGAACTTAATCATATCAATCCTCCTGCGTCATTAGTAGTATCTGTGCTTCTATAATAGGCTTAGCGTTGGGTTCCCATTTAATAGTCGAGTTCAAAGAGTTCATTTCCTCCAGCATCCATAGTAAGAGGGAGTATTCAGTTGAACCTTTAATATCAACTAAATCGTCCTCTAAATGGTCGGGTAAGTTAGTGAGTCCCAGATCTTGAGTTAGGAAGTACTTACATACATCGACCAGGAAGTTAGTGTAGTTACGCATGGTCAGTTTAAGGTCTTTACCGCTCATGTGGAACTCGTCTAATAGTTTCAATGCGTCTGACGTACTATTCGATAGAATAGTCTTAGTCAAGTTTACGAACGTTTCGTAATCAGGTGTACCTAACGCATCTGCTACTTCTTGAACAGTTACGTAGTCCGTATAGTCTAGTACCTTTTCTAGACGTGTAATAGCGTCCCGCATCCCACCGTTAGCTAGTTTAGCAATGAAGCGCAAAGCTTCGATATCGTAATCATACGATGCACCTTCCTCGTTTTCGGACTCAAGGATATACTCTAGCTGGCTAACAATATCGTCAATGCTAATTCGAGTAAAGTCGAATCTCTGAACTCGGGACATGATTGTAGCTGGAATCTTTTGAGGGTCAGTGGTACATAGAATAAAGATAGTACCTGTAGGAGGCTCCTCTAGTGTCTTTAGTAGGGCGTTAAATGCGCCTGTAGAAAGCATATGAACCTCGTCAATGATATATACCTTGTACTTACTGTCTAGCGATTTAAACTTGCTGTCCTCAATAATGTCACGCACATTTTCTACACCGTTATTAGACGCTGCGTCAATTTCAATAGGAGTACCTTCCCCGTTATTTACCTCTTTTGCGAAAATACGAGCGGAGGTAGTCTTACCTGTTCCCGCTCCTCCACAAAATAAATAGGCGTGTTTAATCTCTCCAGTCTCTAATTGGTTCAGTAAAATCTGCTTTACATACCCTTGAGCTACTACGTCCTGAAAGGCTCTTGGGCGATATTTATTAGCTAAATTTATCACTAGCTTTTTCCTCCCTTAATCTTCAATAAATGAAGGGCCGTACCTTCTACCCATGGATGTGTATACGGTAAGCCCATTCCAGTATTTCCATCAAAGTCCCTAAATGCTTGGAACCATGCGGACTTCCTAAATTCTTTAGGATATTTTGTAATGAGGCCATATAGTTCATGACTCCATCTATCGTATTGTGCGTCAGTTACAATATTCGTATTCTGCCGGTAGTATAAATTAGAGTGAACTAAGACTTGACGTTCCCTTTGGTTCATAAGTGTTAGTACTTTAGAATTGAGAGGTGAACGCTTTCTAGTTGTAGCTAATTTAGGACCTGTCGGCCGATTAAATAGTGTTCGTTGAACCATGACTAGCTCCTACTGTTCTTCGTAAGTAATAGCTTCATGTACCGCAGTCATAAGGTCATTAAATACTTCATCATCGGTTCTTAGACGTTCTACGATACGAGCCTTACCTTGGAATTTTAAATCCTCACCGGCACTATCTTGTAGAATTTCGCCTGTATCTGGATCAAGGATAGTGAACCATGCTCCACTCTTACCAACGAATCCGTATTCAATTCCTACATCTACAAGGTCACTTTCCACCTGAATACCTTCGTGATAGGACAATGTGTATTGAACTAATTTACGGTCAGGCTTGAAGGCTTTAGTCTTTTCTACAAAGGCTTCCACCATATTACCTGCTGGGTTACGAGCGGACCTATTAACCTTTTCACCCTTCTCGTCAATAAAGTCACCTTTTCGGAACTTAATTCGAACCGCGCAAGCGTGTTTCCACATCTTACCACCTGGAGTAGAGTAGGTGGAGTACATGCTATTTAGGTCTTCCCGTACTTGGTTAATACCTAAGAAAATAGCGTTGTATTTAGTCAGTAGTGGAGTTACTTTTCGACTGAACTCCGTTAACGGGGCGGAGATACCTGCGTAGGCTTTCTTGGTCAACTCCTCGTCCATTAAGTTCTGACTAACCATGTAAGGTAAAGAGTCTAAAACAATAAGTCCTACTTCTCCTGTATCGTACATATCTAGTACATACTGAAGGATCTCTTCTGCGGAATTATGTTCCGGACGTACAATCCAAAGGTTGTCCACGTCCACGCCTAATTTCTTAGCCCAATCTGTATCTAGTGTATTTTCTAAATCTAGGTACACAATTTTCAGTGGCTCCTTATGGGCATCTAGACGCATTTGGATTTCCTTAATTTTAGTCTTATTCGAACCTTTTGCGTTCTGTAACTCTTCTAACTTAGCGTTCAAATCCTCTTGTAATTGTTCCCACTCTTCCTGGAAAATGTACTGAGCGTTCTTTACGATATCCAACGCCGATGTAGTTTTACCACTAGACTCGGGTCCGAAGAACTCAATGACCCGCTTACGAGGAAGTCCTCCATACGTTTGATAGTTCATAATAGGAGTAGAGAACGGGATACGAGGTAAGTTCTCCCGTTCTAATCCATGTACAGCTACCAACGCCTTGGAATCCTTATTCCAATCTTGCATAAGTTGTTCTAGCTTCATTAGAAATCTCCTGTACTTCCATGCCCTCCTCTTGCGTCGTTACCTAAAGTATCCACGAAGTTAAACTTCAATTCAGGTTGTTTAGGTTGGATTCGGAATTGGGCAATACGTTGGTCGTAGAATAGTTCAGTGTCACGGGTTGCGTACCATACGGAGAACCACTCGTCTGTATCTCCTTTGTAGCCCTCGTCAATGACTCCACTAGATACAAAGATTAGTCCTGTTTTCTTGAACAGACTTGAGCGAGGGTGGAGAATAGCTTCGTGTCCCTTAGGTAATTCTAAAGCAAACCCGTGTGCAATTTTAATGCTTTCGCCTGCCTTAATAGGACAGACTTGAGCTTTTTGAAGAATGGTTCGACATTTCGAAACTTGTTCCTTACTAGCATTGATTTCAGTAATGGAACTAGTTCGTACATCGACCCAATCTCCTGTGAATTTAAGTCGGTCCAATTTAGGGTCAATCATCTTTACGGCGATTTCTTTTTGCATGTAATGTTACTCCTGTTGAATTATATTGTGTGAGTTCGATATCATTAAGTCTAAATTGGTGAACTCTTTTAAGGGAAGCTAATACTTTATCAGCTTGTTCCAATTTAGACTGAACCTTTTTGTAGGCTCGTTTGTAGGCAGTTTCAATAACAGACTCGTTCATAACTAATTTACGAGTTTCTGATTCTTTATCTGGAATTGTCTTACCGGCCGCAAACGCATATAAATCGTCATACTTCTCACGGCGAATTGCGGCACTCGCATCCATCTTAATACCTACCAATTCTGCTCTGTCTGTAGTGAAGTACATAACAGTAGGAAGGTAGGTAATGAAATAGTTCAGGTCTTCAGTAGTCATGGATTGAACGTCTGTAAGATGTTCCTGGATTTTCTCCATCACATCGTCCAAAGGCTTCGTAGCTTTCTGAACTACTTCGTCCACTACGACATTGACAATTTCTCCATAATCTTCGGCGTTCTTCGAAGCTTCCGCAAGCTCGTCAAGTCGTATATCAATGTGAGGTAACTTAGCTCTACCCATTAGTCTTGTCCGCTAAATGTTCCTTGAACGCTTTAAGAACATTTTCAATAGGAATAGTGAGTCGAGTACGCTTCTTTAGATAAGGTACAGAATATCCAATATCCGTCTCTACTGAAGGATTAATACTCTTCTTCCCTTGATGTTTTAGACGAGTAAGGTCAGTCATAGGGTACCACTTAATCATAGCGTGCTTAGGGAAGTAAACTAATACGCCACCTAAAGCATACGCACATTGATCAGCTAGGAATAGTTCATTCCACTGATGTTCACTAATATTCGAAAATGGTAAGGAACTAGAATGAGTAGTTTTTAGTTCGACGTAAACTGTCCCATACTTCGTCGCGGCTATAAAGTCACATGGATTTGCAACTCCTCTAAAGCCGTTCGTAGTGTCGTACAGACGGGAAAATCTTGCGTCATTTCCGCAAAGATCTGCCCCCTTCCTAAAATCCTCTTCGAACATTTTACCCGTGTATGTCATAGGTTACGTCCCTCCTTCCTACAGTACGGACAGTAATTAGACGAGCAATAGATTTTCGGGCTTTCCCCTTTCTCTACGTACTCCTCACAAGTAACTAGCTTGTCAAGTACCTCGTCCTTCATAGCGTCAGTGATGTGATAGGTGTAAGCCTTCTTTTCGAAGTTATCACGGTTCTCGTACAAGAATAGTACATCGTCTACACCTAAACACATTCCGTAGCAAGTAGCTTGCATCTTATGTTCTGGGTAAGGTTCAGTATGTTTATTAAACTTGAACATGGTCTCAGTTTTAATTTCCATAATGTACACCTTACCTCGCCATCTTACAAGTCCATCACATAGGAACGATAGCTGAAGTAGTTCATTTTTACACTTCGTCTCGTATTCATTTTTGACGAAGTTCTTGTCAACCTCGGTACCCTCTACCGGATTTTCCTCCAGGTACTCTGCTACATCTAACCACTCAAAATCTGGGTCAGTTTGGGACATCTGAACCATGTACTCCTGAAGGACTTCGTGCCTAAATGTACCTGCTTCTCCCATAGCGATTAGATTGTAACTAGCGTTATCCTGTAGGGCTTTACCTATCCGCTCAAAATACATCTTACGAATACACCCACCCACGCCACTTGGTTTGTAGTAGGTGGATGGAGTATAAGCCTTTTGGGTAGTCTCAATAACCTGAGTAAACTTGTCCACGAAATTAGCCGCAGGCTCATTTACCTTTTCAGCCGCTACCATCTTTGCAATTCTGGACAATTTACTTGGCATTAAGCGTCTCCTTCTTCTTGGGTAGCTAAGTAGTAGGTAACCCCATTAGATTCAATCTTAAGACATAGTTCATTTCCAAAGTGAAGGGTGAAGTAGTCTTCCGATACAGTAGCTAAAATATCCCGTAGTAGTAAGCTATTTACTGCGCACGTGAAGTCAGTACCTTTGTCACCTGAAGCGTACTTAACCAGCTCCTTAGAACCTGATGTAGTAATAATTGCAAGCTGTTTAGGTCCAAAGTCTAAATGAATTGTACCTTTGTCGAAAGCGGTCATGAATAAAGTAAGACGGTCTAGGATACTTTGAATATCCGCGGTCGGTAATGTAACTTCCGATTCGAACTTCTGGCTATCCATCACGCTCATGTCCTGGTAGTCTTCAACCCCTTCCATTACACGACCGTAGATCTCTACAGTTGCGGTAGCTACATAAATGAACTCGTCATCCAAAGTCCATAGGTACAACTTGTCATCCGTTAGAGATGAAAGTAGTCGCATTAGTGATGACGGGATAAGTAATTTAGCTCCAATATCATCGATAGGGTTCAAGCACACCCGGATAATGTCGGATGTAATAGCTTGATCTCCGTCTAATAGGTAACCTGTATAGATACCATCTGCGTTACTCTTAGATACAGCGGAGTCGTTTACGTTGGCAATATTGTAGAATAGTGAAGACTTCAATAACTTAGCGTCGTCCTCACTTAAATCTTCAGGTAGCGCACTATCGAACAATGGATAAGATTCGTCACTTGGTACGATATCTACCTTGTAAGTACCGTTACCTTTAACTTCCAAGTACTCCGCCTTAGGTGTAAGGGAAATAGAGTCCACGGTAGTCTTTTCAACTAGCTTACCAAATTGTTCAGCTTTTACAATGACATCAATGTCCCCGTCAGCTTCGAGGGTATATCGTAGCCAGTTAGAACCGTCATAAGCTGTAAAGGTAACAATTCCATCAGCTCCTTCGATATACCAATATCGAGTAATTTCGAGTAACTTACTAGGAACTAATCGATTTAGCTGGCCTACGACCTGCATAAGGGTCTGCGTTTTAAACGTAATGCTCATCTTGAGCCTCCTTTAATTTTAGTTATACATTAATATACACCAATTTTCGATATTTTGTAAACACCTAAAAAGACCTTATTTAATAATAAGGTCATTTCATAAGGAGCTAAAATAATCGGTTCTGTTTGTGCTTGATAGGCGTGTAAGTATAATTACTAGCCCAATCTAATAAGTACTGACAGTTGATTAATTCACGTGCAATGTAATTGTCTGCGAGTTCCTCGACTGTAAAGTTCAAACCGGATTCCCGAATCAGTTGTAAGATACTGTCTTGTACCGGCTTACCTAATCGGTAGAAGTTAGCGGCTCCTCCATCCTTACGAGCAAAACTAATATTTCCATAAGGGGTCATAATGTTACCCATTGCACCTGTAAGAATGGCTGAAGTAGAGTCCGCTGACGTGAATGGAAATTGTTCCAAGATTTTAACCGCGGTAACACCAAAGGCGTGCGTCTTAATTTCAGGGTTCGAACTACTTTGAATAGTTTCGAATACACGACTAAGCCATTTCTCACGTTCGTTACCGTGAACACCTACTAGTCCACCTAATCCCATGTACAGCACTTTGGACCCGTCTTTGTGACGGTGGTTCAGGATCTTATCTAAATAGTCCCATGGTTCCCCGATGTGAAATACTGGAATGACGCGGTCTTTATCAATTACCCGTTCGTACATATACAGGTAATTATCCCACGATTGGCTACTAGCGTCTAATACTTGCTGGCGTGTAGCAAAATGTCCCTTATCCCCTGGAATGACGTCTAGTGACGCAATGACTTCGAACCTACCTTCGTTACTATTTAGGTAGTCGATGTACTCGTCTAGATCAATATGAACATTTCTTGTCCACGCGCCATAGGCACTCGAGTCCACAAACACCTTACCACTGAAGTCTGGATGCTTGTCTGCGTAATCGAACCAGACCTTTCCTGTGGAATTGCGTTCGTACTTCTGAGTGAACAGTCGATTAGCGTTACGGGACAATAGGAAGTCTTCAATAGCCTTTGCGCATCCTCCAGCGAAGTATAGATTAATACTCATGTTCGACCTTCCTGTTCTCATATCGACTTACTAACTTAACTGCAATGGTAGTAAATGGAAGAATAACTAGTTCGTACCCTGTCTTAATAACTACCTGACTAAGTGTCATGATGACTAGAGTCTGAACTGGCATCAATCCCCAGAATGCTAATGGAAGGAATACAAGGCTGTCTACTAGTTCCCCCATTAGACTTGAAAAGATTGCACGAGATCCAAATCCCTTAATTGAGTCCGGGTATTTACGTTTCATTCTAGCGAAGATTTGGTCATTTACAAAGTCCCCAATAACGAATGCTAAAAGTGACGCAACTAATACACGAGGCGTACTTCCTAGAACTGTTTGGAATGCTTCTTGATTTTGCCAGTAACTTGGGGCAGGACTTTGAATCACTGCGCTAAAGACTAGTGCCGCAAATAGGTTAGCCGCGAACCCAAAGTAACAAGTCAAACGACTCCATCGGTATCCGTACACTTCGGACACCAGGTCGGATAAGATGTAAGTGATAGGGAAAATGAACACGGCTCCGGTCATTGTGATGTTAAAAGGAAGGAGTACCTGCTTACTAGTAATAATGTTACTTACTACCAAGGCCACTACGAATAATAAAGTCAAGCCTAATTGAAGTTCGCTGACCATCTTCTTACGTTTAAATGCCTGCATACCGAACCTCCTAGTTACGAATTAGCTGAAGTAGTTCAGCTCTAGCGGCTTCGTTTTCACGGAATAGTCCACGCATTGTCGAAGTAACAGTAGTCGCTCCGTGCTTCTTAATACCACGACCGCTCATGCAAGTATGTTCAGCTTCTACGATAACAGCTACAGCTTGAGGTTCTAGTACTTCCTGGATAGCGTCTGCGATTTCTTGCGTCAAACGTTCTTGAACTTGAAGTCGTTTAGCGTACCCTTCAACTACCCGACCGAATTTAGATAGTCCTGTAATCTTATCGCTAGGAATGTAAGCAATGTGTACCTTACCTACGAATGGAGCTAAATGGTGTTCACAAAGTGAATTGAACGGGATATCCTTCACTAGAACAAGGTCGTTATGGTCGACGTCAAATGTCTTTTCTAAATGAAGTTTAGGATCTTCGCGGTACCCTACGGTATGTTCAGCAAGGGCTTTTACAAAACGGAACGGAGTATCTTGTAGTCCGTCACGTTCTGCGTCCTCTCCCATTACACCGAATAGCTCCCTAAGAGCTAGTTCAGCTGCGTCTAGTTTAGCGCAAATTTCAATATTAGGTACAGTTGATTCAGGGTTTCCCAAAATAGTTGACATCTTTTTAAATTGATCTAAATTCATATTATACTCCTCTTTTGTTATCGTATACAAGTGTATGCAGTTGTGGTAAAGGTCTTACGTTATTGAACGCAGGATCCTGATATACTTTGTCCCATAGCCAACCTAATTTTTCAAGTAGGCGGTCACTGATTTTTCCTTCTTCGTAAGCGTTTGCGTTACCTACTGATAGGTAATTAACTGGACGCATTAGATGTGAAAACTCTTGAAATAGGTTACGTGCGTAAGCTAAATCCACATCGTCAAAGATTACAATCTTAAATGACCAATCGAGTCCTTCTTCATTGAATCGTTCAATAATCTTTTCTAGAATTTTCATATTAGTACGCATCCCACTTGAAGGCGGTTTAGGGCTTAGGGTGATGTCAGATACTTCCTTCATCCATTCTTGGTATCGAGTACCCTGGGTTTCAAGTCCGAATCTGAACCCATGCTTCTTTAACTCCCTAATCATTTCATACATAGGTTCCCCAATTAATGCTGGGTTACCTCCGGTTAGAGTTACATGGTTACAAATCTGCTGACCTTTATCATTGAACGCTAATTTCAGGATTCTATTAGCGGCCTCTAGACCTGTAATGTATTCAGGTTCAGTAGTACCGTTCCAAGTGAAAGCTGAATCACACCAGTTACAGTGAAAATCGCATCCACCTGTACGAATGAAGATAGTCTTTTGACCAATTACCATACCTTCTCCCTGAATAGTAGGTCCGAAGATTTCCATAACTGGAAACTCGGTCTTACTATTAGTACGGATTTTAATCTTACCCCGATCGGGTTGATTATACTGATTTGGCATTTTCTAATAGCTCCTTCACTGTGATGTACCCATGCTTGTCGTAGAATCGAACTTGGTAGTACTGCTCTACTTCTTCATCTGTAAAGATTTCATAGTAGTCACTCTCTGCGTACCCTGTAGGTGTTTCCCACAATCGAACAAAGTCTAAACGAGCGTAAGGTTGAAGAGCTTTTCCTAAATACCATGCTAAGAATTTAGACATATTCTCTGCGGTAGTTCGGAATCCAAAGATAACTCGCTTAGTACTTACTGCGTTGGCTAGTGCAATAGGTTCATCTCCTCGGAGCAATGTAGCATGATCTAGACGGTCGATAAGTGCTCCAGCGTACTTCTTAACATGATAGAAGTCTACTACCATACCTTCGCTTGAACCTTCCGTATGAAGTGGTCCAGTAAAGGATAGTTCAACCTTGTAGGTATGTCCATGTAGGTTAGCACATTTTCCAAAGTGACCTACAAGTTGATGACTTGCGTCAAAGCTAAATTGTTTACATACTTTCATTTTTAGTTCCTTTCGTATTGAACAGGGTCAGTGACACCATTAACCTCGAACGCATGTAGACGGTCAATACACGTAGCACATTTACCGCAAGCGTATTCATGTCCCTCATAACATGAACGAGTAAGTTCATAAGGTGCGTTAATTTTAAGTCCAGCGGCTACTACCTGCGCCTTGTTTAGGTTAAGAAGTGGAGCAAGTAGATGTACAGTATGTCCAGTACCTTGGAAAATTGCTTGGTCCATAGCGGCGTAAAATTCGGGGGTACAGTCTGGGTAAGCTGACCCAGCAGCGTCATCACTATGGGCTCCGTACCAGACCTCGTCTGCGTCCTTACTATAAGCCAATGCTGCGGCTTGTGACAACATTAATCCATTTCTAAACGGTACATAGGTATCTACAACACCTTCACCGTTCTTAGCTAAAATGTCGGCGTAGGATTCATGGGAAATTTCCCCGTTACCCTGTAGTAGAGTAGATTTGGAACCTTGGAAGATCTGTCGAGAAACTTCAGCTTCTACTAGTTCAACTCCTAGATGTTTTGCTACGTTTCGGGCGTTCTGTAATTCATTCGAATGCTTTTGCCCGTACAAGAAAGTTAATGCGGTAACCTTATCGGCTCCGTATCTAGCGACTGCCATTGCTAGGCAGGTAGTGGAGTCAACTCCCCCACTCAATAAAACCACTTTGTTCATGCGGCCCTCCGTTTATTTTTAATTACAGGTCAAACGAATTGAAAATCTGTATACTTTATTATACACCAAATTTTCTCAATTTGTTTACCGGAAGTAAAAAATAGGTACCAATGGTTACCTATTTTAAATATAGTGACTAAAAGAGTCTTCGTTGCTGAGAATTTTTCACACTATCCAGCTCCTGAGATAATCTAGCTAATTGTCGACCTGGAGTTAGTCCAATAATCGGGGCATGTTTCTTACCTGTAAAATATTTATCTACCGGCTTATAATAATGCTGATTACCTAAGAATACTACTTCCTCCTTAGGGTCGAATTGTTTTAACTGACCTAATACTTCTTTAGACCATTTTTGGAAAAATTCATTTTCTCGTTCAGGTACCATTAGGTCATATGGTTCAATAACCTTATCAGCTGGAATAATACCGTATTTAGCGCTTAGTATGTAAATAGGAGCATCTGGGTATAAGGATTTAGCGTACTTTAATTTGCCCTTAAATACGGAGCCTATGTAAATGTCAATAGCTTTTGCTGGACAAGCTTGTTTCGCTTTCCCGCAAGTAATAATTACAATCACAATTGAATCTCCTCTCCGTACCATCTATCTACAATACTAGGGTCACATTTCATAGGTAAGCTAATAATATCCTTAGCGGCTTCAATCATAACTTCCGTCAATCGTTGCGCCCCTCTTTTTGCGTTTTCTTTAGGTATCTCACCTAATAACTCGTCGTGTACCGGAATCATTAAATGGAATCCTAGTTTTTTCAGTTCAGGGTCATTGTGTACCTTAATCATGGCATATTTAGTCATGTCTGCGGCGGTTCCCTGAATCACGGAGTTCAGACATTGACGTTCGGCGTCGGCTATCTTACCTCCATTATCGTGAATCTTAATACCCTCTTCTAATGCACGTGATTTAATTTCGTTACGCTTTTTGAACCCCCACGCTCTGTCCAACTCTGCCCAATACTGTTCAATGATGTAGTCAGGAACTTCAGTTGAACCTTCTGCTTTTCCATCAAAGTCTAATGGATCGAAGTTTTCATTCTTACTAGCGTCTACATACTCGAAGGTATATTGAGGTAGACTCATGTCCGGAAGTCGTCTGCGTCGACCTGTAGCCGTCTCTGTGTACCCGTAGTCAATAGCATGTTGTTGAACGAATACAATGTACTCAGCTACCTTAGGAAACTGCTTAAAGAAGTCCTCCATAACCTTAGAAGCTTCTTTAACGCTCACCTTCATTTGTTCAGCAATACTAGCCGCACCGCGACCGTACATCAAACCTAATAGAACGGACTTCACGTTGTTACGGCGTTTCTTTCCTTCGGGATTAGTAGTTCCGTCTGGATTGAACTCCAAACAGTTCTCGTATTCAGTATGATATAGTTTAGAACCAATTACTGCGTATAAGTCCAAATTCTGTTCGTAGGCGTGAATCATATTCTCGTCACCACTCAACTCTGCAAGTGAACGAGGTTCTTGTTGGGAATAGTCACTACCAATAATGTAGTGTCCAGGACTTGCCGCAAAGATTTGTCGAACGACTGCCCCCTCACCACGTGATGGAATGTTCTGTAAGTTAGGTCCTTCACTTGACATACGTCCCGTCTTAGCGCCATACTGTTTGAAATTAGTATGAACCCGATTGTCAGGTTTAGCGAGGTACTCGTCTAATGTCATGTAGGTCGAAACCAATTTTGCATACTTACGGTACTGAAGCAATGCTTTAGCGATAGGAATATCCCATGCTTTAACAATGTCCACACCTGTTCCTCGAGGACTTCTATCGTCGTTACTCTTTAGACCTAAAATGTCGTAGAATAGAATTGCAAGTTGAGTACTACTTGAAATAGATACAGTTACTTCCCCCTTACCGTTCAGCGTTAGCTTTTGGTATTGCTGGAAGTTAATGGTTCGAAGATCTTCAATTTCAGGGGCATATTTAGCTACCTCATAATTGAACAATTCTTCAGCTTCCTCCATCTTTTGTTCGAACTCTGCTTTAATCTCCGCAAGTTTCACCTCGTCCAAGGCTACCCCGTAAGACTCCATATCGAACAGAACCTTAATAAGTGGAAGTTCGATATTTTGATAAACTTCGCTCACCCGTTCTAAATTACACGATTTACATTCTTCGGTTCCTGGAGTAAGGTACTTCTCCTGGAACTTGTAAAGCTCGTATGTCTGTAGTGGGTCAAAGGCCGCATACATATAGGCTACATCTGGAGGGATTAAACTAAATGGTATTCCTTTGAACAAGTCATTGAACTTCGCGACTTCCGCATTCTCGTCCTCTTTCACGTATTTAGCGTAAAGAAGTTTCAATGAGTGAGGTTCATTTTCGTTCAATAAGTTCGACGCAATGTAAGTATCCCATAGTGGGTCAGGCATTCTAATACCTAGCTGCCAGTAGATACTATTAATATCGAACTTACCTAAATGGTACACAAACTTCACATCATATTCAATCATTTCCTCAATGAACTCTTTCATAACCTTTGGATCGATTTGATCTTTGATGCGTTGCTTCGTTAAGTTACTTCGATGATTCAGTGGAACGTAAATAGCCTTTTCACCTTCCGTATACAAACAGACACCTACGAGGTCCTCGTGTATTGAATCCTTACCGTTCGTCTCCACGTCCAGGGCTACAATTCCATTTTCAATACAAGCCCCTATATACTCATCCAGCCTGTCCTCGTCTGTAACTAGTTCCAATTTAGGAAGTACATCTTTTAAAATGCGTTTAGACATGGCTTTTGCTCTAGCTACCGCATCTCGTAAATGGTCACCACTAATATAGGTAACCTCTACCGAATCTTTACGGTTGCGCTTCTGAGCTAGTAACTTCTGGTCAGACTTTCTACCCCCTCGTGTAGGTATGCCGAATAATCCTTTTTGTGTCATTGTTTACCTTTCTAAAATAAAAAGGAAGCTAAATTGCTTCCTCTTAGAATCGACCACCTCTAGTACGTGGACCGGATGTACGTGGTCCGGACGTACTAGGTCCGCGGCGTGTTACGGATTCACGTGCATGACTACGAGAACCTGTGTCACGACTAGAACCTCTACGAGGTGTAGACCCGCTAGAGCGTCGTGAGGAATTATCCTCTAGGGTGAACTTACCATCCAGTACATCGTACATCTGGTCTGAACTTAGGTCCAAGATAAGGGTACCTAACAACTCTGATTTCTCTGGGAAGTCGTCAAGTGTTACATCTGGATCAGCTGCTTCTGGGAAAAATTCGTACGTAGTACGTTGGTCACCCTTCTTACCGCTTCGAACAATTTCAAACGGCTGGTTGACAAGTGGCCCATATTTGTTAATGAGTGTAACAATCTTGGACACATAGCTACGACCTCGGTCCCATGTTTCAACCTGATCAGTGTTTTCGTTATACAGTTGAAGGAATAGCTTCTCTACACGAGGGAATCCTTCTTCGCACAATGGACAATCTTCTGGATGAATGCTTTCACCATCTTCACTAATAGCTAAACAGTTTACATAACGTTCTCGCCCATCAATGTCTGCACGGTGAACTACAAAATAATCCATATCTTGTCCATCCGGATCTTCGTACAGGAATGTAACGACTGCTGAATCCTTATCGTCAGCTAAACTAAAGAATCCGTTTCCGTTACCGGTTCCATAACTACCGGAATTATTAATACTTACTCGACCCATCTTGGTCCTCCTTTAAAGTGTTTAAGTGTATAAGGGTTTAAGTGTATAAGTGCCTTATAATTTAATATACACCTAATTTAGGTGTAGGGTATACTAGTTTAGGAAATTATCCAACTTTTTAGCTAATGAACGTTTAATCCCTGCTACTGCCGCACGAGTAACGCCAATTTCTTTAGCGACTTCTGCGTCAGTTAGGATTTGACCGTTCCGTACGATACATTCAATATAAGCGTATTGCTTATCTGTCAAAGGTAGGGTAGGTAGTGAAGTAGTAATGTCAATAGCTGACCAATCCTCTTCCACACCCTGTGAATAAAATACATTGTAATTATCCACATCGTCGCAAGACGTGTTACCTTCCCACTCGACATCTACATACCAATCTCGTTGCACAGATGTAACCTTTAAATGTCGATATTCATTACGCATCGTGTTCCGCATAAGTATTGTGACATAAGTAGCAAAATTAGCTCCAGCGTCGATTCTAAACGTACTTAAAGCCTTATCTAATGTACTCCAAACAAAGCTATCTACATCTTCTCGGCTAAAGCTAAAATAGCGTTGGCCAATTTTATGTAACATACCTGAGTACCGGGAATAAACCACGGCAAGGGCTCCGTTAGGGTCCACATTATACAAGGCTACACAATCAGTATCCGGAACTGTGCCGATACAGTCCACAATATCATTCACAAGTTTGTTCATTGTTTAATCTCCTAAAGAAATTGTATAAGTCTATTATACATTATCGGGTAATAAATTACAAGACCAAATCTGTAAAATCTATTAATTCCGGCTTGTCATTTATATCCCATTTATTGTCCCAAAATTCTGCTGGGTAGTTTAGGAAGTATACTACCTTGTCCTTACTTAGTCGTTGACGAATTTTGCAACTAGCTTTATATCCGGCCTCATCTGGGTCTAATGCTAATACAATAGTGCGGAAGGGCATCTTCTTCAAAAGTTCGAATTGATTACCTCCACCGACTCCCATTAAGGCTACAGCAGGGATTCCAAGTGTCCAAAGAGTAAGGCAGTTGATAGCTGATTCAGTAACGTATAATTTCGAACTATCTTCGAACCTATCTCGGTACTTCAATACCTCGTACGCCCCGTACAGAAATTCAGTCTTAGGGTCACTCTCTCCGTACTTATGGAATTTCTGTCCTACACTCCGTCGGTTAAAGAATACAGTATTTCCTTGCATATCCCTAACCGGCATCGTAATACAGTCGTTCAGTTTATCGTAACCTACGTCAAATAGTTCAATAATTTCATCAGTCAGTTTGCGTTTGTACATATAAGGATGAATCCATCTGTATTTCTCCAACTCCTCTTCGGATATAATGGAATACGACCGTTTTGCCGTCTTACTACCTTTACGCAGACCTAAATCTAATAAAGGTCGAACTTGTTCCTCGCCGGATAGGAAGTTTCGTTTTAACCATTGGTTACCATAGAAACCTCCGTCCTTCCGATTAAATAGGTCACTAATAAATTCGTTCAGTTTTGCCGTGTAGCCGCAAGTGAAGCAATGAACTGTACCCGCTTCAATTAGTCGTGTACCGGAGTATGTAACCTCCCTGCTCATTCCACAAGATGGGTGGTTCTCCATACCGTTGCCGTGGAATGGACAGGAGAATTGCATATTCGAACCTAAGCTCTTCGTACGTCTAAATAAGGTACGTCCATAGTCCCGCTCAAGTTCGAAAGTAAGTCGCTGAATAATTTGTTCGCACGTAGCATCGATATATAATCCATTAACTTTCAAAATGCTTCTACTCCTTCCCGGCTTACTTGCTTTTGTAACTTATTAGAAGACTGACGAGCTTTTAGCATAACAGGACTAGACTTATCTTCCGTGCCATCGTCACTCTTAAAGCCAATAAGAGTGTAGGTACCTGTAGTGACGTCCCACATATACTCAATAGTCTTGTTATCCTCCCCGTAACGATTCTTAACTACGGACAGTCTCAAAATACCGTTAGCCTCGTCACGTTGCATTGTAATTACCCGACTAGCGTTCTGTCCTACAGCATCTGATTCTGCGATGTGCTCTAATTGAATAGCGTCGTTACCACCGTCTTTAGCCGCACGTCCGGCCTGCACATTTAGTACAACAGGGATTCCATATTTTGCGGACAACTTATACAAGTCCATGGTAATATTAGCGTACTGAATACGCTTCTGTTCCCTACTTGGTATTGACTCGTTCATAAGGGACAGTTGGTCAATACCTACTACCTTAGGCTTGTATTTCTGAATCATACTGTCTAATAAAGCTGGGGTCATGTTACGTCCACCAATCATCATAGGCGTAACGACTACGAGAGGAGTATCACTATCCTGCATAAGTTCGATATGATCCTCGTATTTCTTTAGCTCATTATCGTTCCAGACCCCTTTAGTAATGGAATTAATACTTACATTAGATAATAGGGTGTCAATACGTGAACCTACTTGCATTTCACTCATTTCCCCGGAATAGAGTAAAACAGATTGACCTTGTTTCCATGCAGTAGCCATCATCTTATCTAACGTCCAAGACTTACCTTGTCCAGGACGTCCCACGATAACAATCAGTTCCTCTCCGGGTAACATTCCACCTAGTACATCGTCTAATAGTTCGAACCCTGTAGGTACTCCTAGTAAGTCACCTGACTTATCCGCAATGTCCATAGCCCAATTAAAACGGTCGTACGCCGATTTAGTTAAGTCCACACCACCTACGAATTTAGATTGCTGAATTAGCTTTTCCAGTTTAGGTAAAATGTTCGATACGGCTATACTCGAATCCGTTTGCATGTCCTCAGCCGCCTGACTAAGGATAGGTACCATCGCATTATATAAATGCTCCTCCCTTATCTTATCTACTAAATAAGCGTCAGTTTCTAAAATATTTAGAAGTTCGAATCCAGGAAAATGTTCAAGTACAGTTTCGTCATCTGGGACATTCCCATAGTTTCGAACATGGTCCATAATGAACTCATATTCGGGATAGTAGTCACTGAAGTATTCGTCTGTTATCCCATTGTTAACTAAAATAGAAGTACTCTTGTCCTGAAGTACTTTATTCAGTACCTGTAGTTGAATCACGTTTAGCCCCCAATCTATTTCCGTGCATGTCGTACATTGGATAGAATTTATGACCCGGTCGGTCACCTAACCATAACCCAGTATCGTCCATAGATAGGTAATAAGCGTTACGATACTGATCTTCTACCTGCTTCACTTTAGAGTTAGTATAGGCTAGCATACTGACTACCCCTATTACTACACCTAATAGTACGGAACTAATCACGAGGGGTAGTAACCTTTTCGACTTTGAAGTCATAAATATTCTCCTTCCAGTATTTGTACATAAAATCAAGAAGCCGTTCGTCGTATTCCCGAACTTCCTGTTCCGTTAAGAACAAGTTATCAAGTAGATACACGGAAGCACTAATTGGTTTTAGGAGACAGCACTTAACTATCTCACCTCGAACATTTTTATAAATCATAGGTACTAGATTCTTATCCAGTACTAAATACTTAGGCTCGTTCAAAATCTTTCACCTCCTGCGGGGTATATCCTCGAACATTTGACGCAGTGAACTCTACGACAGTCGAGGTATCATAAATTCGGCTATACAGACGCTTTCCTAATACGTCTTGAATCTTTTTATCCGAATAGTTAGTAGTATAGATAGTACAAAGGTTATTATCTACCCGATAATTAATAAGGTCGTAGAAATGATTGTAGGAAACTTGCGTAACCCTACCTGACCCTACTTCGTCAATTACTAATAATCTACAAGTTTTCAGTCGGTTCAGATAGTTAAAAAATTCAATACTAGTTTCGAAGTATCCAAAGTCGCCGAAGATTTCTAACATAGAAGAACTAACACAGAATACACCTTTAACATCTAATAGTCCATCTAAAGCCGTTTCCGCGATGTAACGCTGTAGTAATCGAATCGCCCAACTAGTTTTACCATTCCCTACAGTACTACTAGTAATAACAACATTTCGACCTTCGTTAACATTTTCAACTACATTCGACCTATAATCCTCTAGCCACTGCCAAGCTAAATCATCAGCCTTTCGCGGAACTAGATTTTGAGGAACTAAATATTTCTTAGGTACTCCTGATTCAACTAATAATTGATGAACTTTTCTTTTCCATATTTCATTTACGTCCATTATTTTACCTTTCTAAATGTTCAATTCGCTCTTAGTTTTTTTTTACCTTTCTACTATTAGTCCATATACCTAAAATAGTTCAATACCTGTATATATGGACCCGATGGAGGGAGAGAGATCTAGCTTGCTAAGCTGCTCTAAAGCAGCTGTAAAAATGACTTTGTAAAAAAGTCTTTTTTACTAGATATACACCAAATTTCGCGAATTTGTTAAGTGGTTCGAAAAAGATCTATATTTTGTCAACATCTTTTTAATAAAATGAGCTAAATTTCGGAGATTTGTCTAATAATTCGTCCACTAGCCAAGATCTTTTAAATACAGATAGCGTAATCACGTTAGGTACATTTTCGAACAAACATCTCGAACTCTTATCAATTGATTGGTATAGGAACCACGCCATTTCTACCCACGACGAGTATCCTGTATAATCTTTTAACTTCTTCATCGTAGTCTGGAAATTGAACCAATTGTAATCAACGCATTCAACCTTGTAAATAAATTCGTACTGAACTAAAAAGAAGTGACTTAACTGTTTCAAGGTAATTTCCGTGTAGGCTTTACCGTCAATGAAATTAAGTATCTGATCCTTAGTAATTAGATAGTCCCTATCCCTATTAGATAGACCTTTCGTACTATTTCCAAATAGCCCCTTCGTAGGAAGTCCTATGGACTTAAATAGTAGATGACGATTATCGGAGTTAGTATTCTGTGATTTTATGCGCTCTCTAGGCATTGTTTTATCTCCTTAATGGTATTTTACATACTCTCTAAAATAACGCTAAATAGCCGCGAAATATTAAGAATTTTTGCGAGATTTAGGGCTCTTCTTCTTAATCTTTTTAAAGCGTAACGTATAGGACACCGTCTCAGTAATAGCAGGCTTAATCACTTCAGGGTCAAGCTGCTTGGTGTAGATTAGGTCCTCGAGTAAGTCTTCATTAATGCTAGGCTTCATTACAATTAGATTTTGATAGGCTTCTTTATTAAGTCCATCAGATTGTTCAATTAAGTCCTGAACAATTTTAACTAGCATGTCTTCGTCCATTGAGGATTTAGTGGAACTTGAACAAGTAACTCCCCAATCACCTACCTCTACCGACTCGATGTCTTCTAGTAGCATGTAACTCTTTAATAATTCCTTGCCGGATTTAACTGTCTTGGTTAATTCCCCAAGTTCTAAATTAGATTGGGCGACTTGAGGTAATAGAGCTAAAAACTCTTTTTCGTTTTGAATTTCTTTCATTAGATTTTCTCCTTCATAAGTTCATCTAAATTAGCGTCAGCGAGTTCGGACATTTCTTGTCTAAATTGTTGTCGGTCTTTTGAGATTAGTTGACGTTCTCCCCACATATGCTGGCGATTATAGAATGCTAAATCTCCAGGTACAATAGAGTCCCGAAACTTAATTAATTTCCGAACCCCTTCCTCGCTCCAATATCGTGTCTTCTTACCATCTAAATCATTTCGAAATTTAGGTAAGTAAAATGGGAAATGAATATTCTGTTCCTTCGCATAATTTGCGGCTCCGTACCACACTCGAGTGATAGTGGTCTGACTCCGCCCTACCATTTTACATACCTCCGAAATTCGGTAGTATTTTACACCATTAATTTCCTTCATTTATTAACCTCCGAATAGCTTCGCATTGTTTTGCGTTAGGTAGTTTATCGAACTTCACCATGCGCTTCAAGGTACGCTCGTTACAATTCAATTGAAGGGCTATATACTTCATGTCCCCTCGTTCTAATAAACCACTTAACGCCTCGCAGTAATCTACCTTAGTCCAAGATAGGAACTGCCGTTTGTCTAGAATTTGCTTCGTATCCTTACGTACTAGACTATACATTGTTCTTTTAACCATCTGTACCCCTTAGTGCTTTATAATTAAATCGAATAGATTAGCTAACTTATTCTTTAGAGGTACACCGTCTACTACATAGTCAGCTATCTCTCCCTTACTAGCTACGATATCTTCGATTACTTCGTCGATCGTTCCCTTGCATACTAAAGTAATAATGGATACAGGAGATGTAGCTCCTATACGATGGGCTCTGTCCTCCGCCTGATCCTTCTCACCTTTAGTCCACGGACTGTCTAAGAATATTACTGTAGTCGCTTTAGTTAGGGTGAACCCTGTACCTAATGCCCCTATAGTTCCGCAGATAACAGAAGGTCCTTTATATTCAGTAAAGGCTTGAATATTTCCGAACTTATCTTCTGTCTCGCCGGTTACTAAAGTAGCTGGGTACTTCTTCATAATAGAGTGGAATAATGGGGTAATTACTTTCTCCCAATTGCTGAACACGATTACAGATTCACCACTAGATATACATTCATCTATAATCTCTAACGCACGTTCGAACTTTGCTGATTTAACTTTCTTTGTAGTCAGAATTTCTGGATTTCCTGTAGCCTGTCGTAACCTAATAGTCTCAGCTAGCGGGTTACTACTTAGCATAACCTTGTCAATGTCCTCAATGAATTTAGTTCGAACTTCGTTATAGATTTTAGTTTGATCTTTACCCATGTCTATATATTCCATAGTTCGAATCTTAGGAGGTAGGTCCAGTACTTGGTCCTTCGTACGCCTAAGCATGTTAGCGTTCACTATCTCCTTCAGTTCCGACAAGTTTCGGTACCCTGTAATTTGGCCAAAATTATCTTGTACACAATAGCGGGCTTTAAACGCTGTCAGTGAGTGATGTTCCACCCCTAACCATTTTAGAATGTTATAGGTATCGATAGGTGAGTTTAGTAATGGAGTACCGGTTAAAGCTAGTTTATAGAAGCTGTTTAGCTTATGTATAGCTTCTCCTTGCTGACTTCCAGGGTTCTTACATTTATGTACCTCGTCTACTACTACCATACCAATTGTCCCCGAATTAGTAAGTTCGCGAAGAGCGGAAGTAAAGGCCTTATCCCGCAAAGTCTCAATATTAGTAATAAGAAAGAACTCATTGTGGTTCGTAAGTAAGTCCTCCGCCCGCTTATTAATACCTTCGATAACTAAATTACCGTTACGGTTCACTCGGCTACCTATAATGTGCGCTTGCTCATTTGAGTGAATACCCACTTCCTTAGCCCAATTCCATTTAAGACCTGATACACAACATACTATTAGACAATGACTAAATTGGTTCTTACGACTTACGGCAATGTCAATAGCTTGCTTAGTCTTTCCTAGACCCTGTTCATCGCCTAATAGGAAGCACGGATGCTCTTTAGCGAACTCGAAACATTCTACCTGGTGTTCGAACGGCTTAGTCTTAAAAGTAAAATCTCCAGTATCCGCATTGACGATATCATTTCTGGACTTAATGTACTCCCGAATTTCTCGAGGTATCTCCCCTTTAATTTCTAAATCCCAGAACTCCAGCGCAGTAAGTACTTCCGAGAAGTATCGAATAGGTACTTCAAAATGATTATACCCTAATTCCCTAATTTTAGGTAAGGTAGACAGTTGGGTACCTAATAACTCTGCGTCTTCCGTATCCTTAGGTATTGTAATGTAAATACTATTACCACGCTTGTTCATTCTGGATTTATCAATAACTAATTGAATCAATCCTTAGCTCCTTTCGCAGAATAAGCAATTAGTTCCATCGCCGTATCTAAGTCTTCCTCCCGGCGAATTGTAAACAATCCATCAATAGGCCAACCATATTTAGCCGGGACAATTCGATCTAGTTTTTGTTTCACTTCCTCAGGCATTGCACGAGATAGTACATTAATTCGAATCTTGGACTTAGTTTGGAAAATCTTAACGAAGTTATACTTATGGTGGTACTTAATGAACGATTGAGTCACCCCTCGTCTTGAAGCAGGAAAGTCCTTACTAATACGAGCTTCCAATTCCTTAGTAAGAGATAGTACATGGTCGGATTTAGGTACTGCGCTATTCGCTTTTTTATTTCGCTTCTCCTTAATTTCTACGACCTCGGTATCGTTAGTACTAGCAATTGGTTCAGTAACTACTGGACGAGGTGTCCGGCGTACTGACCGTCTAGCTACTTTAGGACCTTTTGGTTCAGGAGTCTCATTCTGTACCTCGTACCAACGTTCCAATGTAGCCTTAGACACGGTTACGAAGTCCTGGGTATCTAGGTTAAGTAACTCCGCTTTTCCTTCCTCAGGTAGTACTGTTTCTACCTTAAATGACTTCGAGTTACGTTTATTAGTTAGCGTATCACCGATTTTAAGCTCTATGAAAATAAGTTTCATAGCTTTATTCCTCTTTTTCTTTTGTATTTCTTATTTACAATTACATTGTAACATATTACCCGGTAATACACAACCAATAAATCCGGAAATATTCGAAAATATTGAACTTTTTTTGCGACAAGAAAAGCCGGGTTATTAGCCCGACCTTCTTGTGTGAAAAAATTCACGGATATAAAACAATGAACATATATAGTATACACGTTTAACCTTAATAGGTCAATGGTGTAGAATGACTGAACTAATTATAGTAGTTCACTAAATCATCCTTATCCCAAGTTGAGAGCCAGATATTTCCGAACTGTCCGAATTGGAACTGACGCCAGTAATAACCACCGTAATAGCCTCCGATACCTGTATCGTAGATACGAGCTTCGTCAATTTCGAAACTAAAGTACATTCCAGGTTTGAAGTCTTTATCAGCTCCGTCCGGTACATTGTTACCGTTTTCGTCTACCCAATTAACTAGACTTACTGGAATACCGTTTTCTGTCCAATCGAATCCGACCGGTGCGAGGTAATCACACTTAATTTGCCAGATGTCGTTCACGAACTGAACATCATTAGCTAAATAGTAAGCTTTGCTATCGGGCTTGCGAGTCGGCGTAGATACTGCGGCGGTATTAGGTTGACCGGGTTTAGGTACATTACCATTATAGCGCCATACTTCAATGTACGCCGGCTTGTTCCAGTAGTAGTAATCATCCCATGGGTAGGTATTAATAGCCTGATTAGGAGCTCCTTGAGTTGAGTAGTCACATGAAATGAAGTAAACTGAATCCAGCATCACTCCCACGTGACCTCCTGAACCTCCCGAAGTAGACATATCATGTCCCCAGCTCATGAGTACAATGTCATCGGCCTTAGCGTCCCAATCTTCATTTCGGCTAATTCGAACCCAACCTACTTTAGCCAATTGAGCGCCAAGTGTTACAGTAGACGGAAGACCCTGAATATTAAATCCATTGTCCTTTAGGGCTTGGGAAATTGTACCTGAACAATCTCCTGTACCGTCCGTACCGTTCCGACTACCTGTCATTGAGTAAGTAACCCGTCCACGACGGGCTACGAACCAATTACCTAATTGTCCAGGCATCTTACTCCTCCTCTTTCAAGTCAGCCAAGTTCATAAGAACACACGTAAGACCCGCAAGTGCGATAGTGGATGCTACCACTGTCCAGTTCACTTCTGTCAGTAGGGCAGATGACCCAATTACCCCCAAAGCGGCTTGAGCCATAGTTTTCACTACTTTAATTCCAAGTTTCTTAGCAAATTTATTCATTTCTAATCCTCCTATTGGTTATCTACTAGTTTCTTAATGTCTGCGACGTCATTTTTCAATTCACGCATGTTAGCATTAAGATTATCAATACGTTCTACAAGTGCTAAGGTAATCTTCTGTTCCTCTTCGTGCTTATCTAAACGTCGATTATGACTTTCAATTACCTTTTCCTGCTCTTTGTTAATGACCTCCAGCGTTGTAATACGGCTCTCTAATTGAGATGCTCGTCCTTTCGCGGAAGTATAAAAGGTGGCGCCTGTAACAATTACAGGCAATACCACAGTAAGTAGCCAATGCATTAGTTCAGCTTCAGTATGTACAGGCATTTATTCTCCTTCCTTAGCCTAATCTTGGTAAGACGACAGTAGCTGCTCCTGTACGCAATAGGTCCTCCACTTTCTGACCTTTGTATGTATAGCCATCCGCGGCTGGCATACTAAATTTCAGAATCGTAGGAGTACCTTTAGGCCATTTCGGATTTGTGTCGAATGGGTAAGGCATTGACACAATATCGTTATTCACATAACGATGGTCATTCACTAAAGGTTTAATGAACTCGGCTACCTTACTGTAGGCATTCGGTTCCATTCCTCCTGAAGTGGAAATGGCTAACGTAACTAGGATTTCAGATATAGTTGAAACTTGTACAAGAAGTTCACGGTTCGACTCGTTCAATTCTTGTTGACGTTTCAACTTGTCGTCTACTTTATTAAATTTTTCCTTTTCCGCACGGTCTGGGAAATTTTCCTCATACAGGGTATCCAAAGCCATTAAAAATAGCTCTGCGTCGGATTTCTCAATATCCTCTTTTTCGAACAAGACGGGTACGTACGCCCCATTAGAATTACCTAATACAACCAAAGTCTTTAAAGGTTCGGAATTTAGATAGGTAAGTGACTTAGAAATAAATTCAAGTTTCATATAATTTTCTCCTCTTTACTATTATAACATAACTGTAAGCTGTCCGGCGTATTTTGTACCGTTACCGGAAGCCAAAGCGTGGAATACTCCCTCACCTTTATTAACCTGTACGTGACAGTTTACTTCTCCCGCAATCGACCATGCGGCAATGACAAACATATAAACCTGAGGCGGATTAAAGATGTCTTTAGGGATGTTAGCAAATTGAATTGTACCTCCATTTCCGACAAAGTCGTACTTAATAGTTAGTACATCACCTACTCGTTTGTAATAAGAACCGGCGTATCCAGCTTCCTTCCAGCCCGTATTTATAAGGTTAGGTTCATCTTTAAAAGCGAACTCTTTCCATTGATTAGGTTTCCATTCCCACTGGTTATTAGAACTTCTAATAAATGTACGTCCGGAAGAAATTGCTGTAAATATCTGAACCATTTTCCAGGAATCGATCCAGTAGTGCTGAAGAAATCCCCAGTCCCCACCTTTACCTGTAGGGTTGTCAGCGTACTTACCACTTCTCCATCCGAATTGAGTACCCTGTACATTCCAAGGAGCATCCCATTGAGCAGCTCCGTTACTAAGTGAACCGTTTGGGTTAGTAATTGGATAATGCTGAATCATTTTCCCTCCGGAATAATAATCTCCCGCAATATCCACACTACCGTACCGACCGTTCTCGGGTACCTTACCTACCCCTAATCTACCTTGTTTGTCATAAGAATGAATAACAGCTTCAGTAGATACTGTAGCAGAGGCTGATAGGGCTTGTTGAGTGAACAAGTCAGTAAATTCAGCTACTACTGTATATGATTTAGAAGAAGGGTAATTACCTGCTAAGTTAGCTGCGCTATTAGTCAGTTGACTAACAGCTCTCCATTCTCCCGCCGCTGGCCCGGTATCTTGTACAAAGTTGTCAGTATTAATAGGTGCGACTTTAAATTTTAGTGTACCCTTATTCTTCTGAACACCGTTAACTAAAATAGGTGCGAATTTAAAGTTTCGAACTACCTGCAAGGTTGATGGATTCTGTCTTGTCCGATATACTTGAATAGATAAAGCAGGTGGGAAGTACTCTAGTACATTAATTTCTACTTCTTTTGGTAAGGATGTACGACCTCGACTATCAGTAATAGTAGCCCGTACCTTTACCTTACCGTTGAAGTCTAATGGTCCAAAACTCTGACCATTACTATTAATAGAGTTCTTCTTACCTACAATGTAAGCATCCATACTCTTAATAGTAGAACCGTAACTACCTTGCGCCCCGTTAAAGGAAACAGCTATGTCCGACACAATCTGAATAAATGTGTTAGCTGGAACTAAACTAGCCGCAGTTTTGTTTTTATCCACTAGTGTAATGGACTCTAAAGACGGCTGAATATTGTCGGGCAAGGAGGCGGTAAAGGTCACTGACTTAGTACCTAACCTACGCCCCGCATTAAATGTAGTAATGTACAAGGTACCTACACCTGAAATATTGTTAGGTATTTCTCTAGCCAATTCCATGGGTACATACCAGTTCGCATAAGAACCCGCGTTAGATGTAACAGTACCTTGCTGATTACCGAAGTGATATCGAATCTCGTGGTAGTAAGAACCTACTGCCCGTCTAATACCAATTGAACACATTTGACCGATAACGCAGTTACTAAGTGTAATATCGCTTGTACGTGGAATGGTTGTAAGAGTGAAACTACCGCTAAGGTTCAAGGAACCTGGTGCGGGTGACCATCCGCCGTCCCCACTAAAGTGAGCGGAGAAGTTAAACGCCTTAGCCCCGTCTTCGTTATGTCTTACAGTAAATGTCCGGTCAATTAGCCAAATCATTGAGTTATATTGTAACATAGCTGGTCGACCTGACCATTCTTGCTTCTGACCGTCAATGACTACATTTGCGTAACAGTTATACTCCGCAAACGAGTACCATTCATTATGTAAGGATAACCGAGCTCGAACCTGACTTGTATTTTGTTCAACGTTCCGACCTACTTGGTCAATCCATAATCTAAGTTTATAACCTCGGTCACTATTGGACCAAAATTCTGCCATAGTTTTCCTCCTAACCTACGTACCGGCACACGTTTAAATCCGGGTCAGCATAGTGCTGTTCCGTAATAAACCTACCAATTTGAAGTGATTTAGTAAATACCCCGTTATCGATATGAATAACCCCTTGACTAATATACATGACTTCTTTACCGGCACTGAACATTGAAATTCTGTCTGGGCTTACTTTGATAGTAGCACTTGCGTCAGTCTTACCGATAATAAGACCTTCGTTACTCGATGACATATAAGTATCAATGAATTTCTTCAGTTCACGAAGTCCACCTAATTCAGCTACGGTAGCATCTAGTCGACGTCCTGCGTCAATTAAATCCGCTTCTGACTTACTAATAGCTTCTTCAGTCGCCTTAATACGAGCCTCATAAGCCTTTTCCAAGTCACTAAGCTGCTCCATAGTAGCTTTAGCTTGCAGTTCAGCTTCGTAAATTTGAGCCTTTTCCGCTAACACATTTAGCTGGTCTTGGGTTAGTTTACCATCTGCTTTACTATTAATACGGTAAGCTATATCTTCCGGAGCTTCCGTATGATTAGTAGATAGGGTACCTACTTCGACTTTAATCCTAGCTAGCCATGCTGTAGTCTCTTGACTTAGTAAGTGGATGATAACGTCTTGGGAACATTTAGTATCTTCAGCTAAACATAAGTAAGTAGAGTAGTATTTCCAATCTGTTGTTAAGTATAAAGGTTCAAGTGTACCCCTATATCCAGGTCGGAAGTCAATTCTTGCGTTAGCCTTGTTACTCTTACCCCAGAAGCTGATTCGAACATTTTGGTTAGTAAATCCGTAGTCCGTAAATACCCGACCGTCTCCGCCTACCCGAAAAGTAATTTTTTGATTTTCGTACTTACCGTTCCATGTCGAATCTAGTTTAAGAGTATTACACCCTCCATATTTAGTAGTAGTATCGATACTTGCGACTAGCTGACCCTTAGTATCGTCGGGACCGTCAATTAGTTCATAAGTAGAGTACGGCTCCTTCAGGCCGAATGTAAATAGTGAATTAAGGAAAAGGTTAACTCCTCCTACCTGAACATTAGCCATACGGTCAAACCATCTATACTTCTTAGGGTCTGTACTATCCTCTATTGTGAAGTCTGAATAGTATCCCATGTATTGCTGGTTACGGTCATCTAAACTAAATGACCTGGTTCCGTCTGCGCTTCCTGCATAAGCTACGTGAAAGTAAGAAGTTTTACCGTCTGCTCCTGCTTTACCTGGAATACCTTGGGCTCCGTCTCGACCTGCCCACTTAGTCCATTTATAAGAAGCCTTGTCTTTAGAATGGGCTTCGTTATAATCCTGGTACAATCCAATATAGGCACGGCCTTGGTCAGTGTGACTAAATCCCGTACCGTCTGGACTGTCGGAGAACGCAATGTGGGTAAATTGAGACCTTCCGTCACGTCCGGGTGTACCTGGAATACCCTGTCGTCCAGTTTCACCCTGTAGACCTTGGATACCCCGAGGACCTTGTTCCCCGATTTTAGATACCGAATAGCCAGTCTCACTAGTACTGTCAGTATAATGCCAAATAGTCCGAGTCCATAGATAGAATCCAGGTTGAACTTCTGGAATACTGCTAGTCCAGTTACCCGAAGGGGGTACTGTTCCCGAAGTAGACCCTGCGTAGGTAATATCGGTATGATGTAGGCCTACGCCGTCCTTCCCTGCGATACCGTTATTACCATCATTACCGTCACGAGCTATATAAGTCTTTTGATAGGCGGTTTCCGAAGTAGTATCCGTGTAAGTCCAAATAGTTCGAGTCCATAAGAACTTACCTTTAACTAATGTAGGAACTTGCTGTGTCCATGTTGTAGGCGTGTTAGTATCCGTATCGGATAGTGCGTACTTAACTTCTGTACCCTTTAGTCCTACACCATTTTTACCTGGAAGTCCGTCACTTCCTGAATCACCTTTAGGACCTTGGGTACCCATTCGGGCTACAGAATAGCCAACTTCAGTCGTATCATCTGTATAGAACCATTTAGTACGGGTCCATAAGTATTCCCCATAAGGGACTTCTGGAACTTGTGAACCCCATTTAGCATCGGAAGGAGGTTCAGTACCTGAATTAGAACGTGCGTAGCTAATTTCAGTACGCTTAATACCTACACCATCTTTACCAGCTACACCGTCATTTCCCTTATTCCCATCTTGGGCTATATAGGTTACGGAGTATCCGGTCTCGTGCGCACCGTCGGAGTATCTCCAAAACGTCTTAGTCCACAAATAACGACCTTTAACTAATTCGGGAACTTGTGAAGTCCATCCATCTGTAGGAGCCTGTGTACCAGATAAGCTAATACAATAAGTAATGTCGGTGTCTACAATACCTACACCGTTTTTACCTGCTACCCCGTCCACACCATCTCGTCCAGGTGTACCGGGTTCACCGTTTCGACCTTGCTTACCTTCTGGACCTTCAATCTTAACCCAGGTAAAATCGTCAGGTCTTAAGTCTTCTGAACGTTTTGTAGTTGTAAGAACACCGATATACTTACCATTTTCAGTATTAAATCCTGTACCTAAAATGTCATTAGCGTACCTAATAACTACGTGAGACTGTTCTTCATTCCCTGAAGAAATTGCTCCATCCCCGTCGTCGTTAATTAGGTCCATTAAATCCCGTCTAGGGTCGTCGAACGTAATCTGTGAGTTCGATAAGTCGTCATAGTCAATTGAACGAGCAGTAACCTTACGCCATTCATTTAGTTTGTAGAAGTCGTCAACTACTAATTGACTGTGATGTAAGTCTGGCACTTTGTCATACAAAATTGCAGAAGCTTCGTAGGTAATTAGTGGTTTAGCGTATACATCTAAATAGGCTCTAGCCGCATCCAGCATGTTTTGTTTAATTTTAAAACGGTCATCATGTTTGGACTTAGGAATGTACCGAGGACGCATTCCACGTTCAGTAAACCAGGAAACATCTAATAAATAGTCACTTCCATGATTAATACTCGCAAACGTCAACTCCTCGTCGTCATTTTCCCCTTTACCTGTCAGCTTATACGCCGTACAAAGGTTACGGGAATCCTCTGCTCGTACAATATGCTTAAGATTTTCCTCTACGACTAGAGGGTAATCGATTTTAGACTCGGTATACTGTTGAATAATGACGACAGTCTTGACATACCGAAGTTCTTGTTCGAATACCTCTTCGTACCCAAAGGTCAATTCCATGTTATATTGTTTAGCTAAATAACGGAGCTTATATAGTCCCGAATTTTCTTTTAGCGTAATTGAACGTACTGGACGATTACCTGAGTCCGTAGGAATGACTAATTTTACCCACTTACCGAAATCTTTAGTAATAGCTTCAGCTACCGCACGAACCGTACTAGCTACCATTCGAATAGGGGTTGGTAGTCCTTCAGCTAATTCGTACCAAAGTGCGTAACAAGTAAATTTAGTAATACCTTTAGCCGAACTATCATCTTCCGAAAACTTAATACGGAACCATCTACCGCCGAACTTAACAATATTTTCAGTTTTTAAATTCTGGTAGATAGTAGAAGTTTCTACAGCTTCGAACGTAAGTACTTCCTTACCTTTCGAACGAGTAATAATTTCATCCTCGTAATGCTTGCGAAAACACTCTACACTAGCCCCAAGTAGATTGAAGTTCTGGTCGTATACGTAAATAATACTATCCGGAGTAGGAGTCATGACTAAATTGTTATCAATCATCTAATACCTCCTTAGTAATAGGACGGGGACAGCGAATAACGGACCTGGAATGGAAGATTCGTCGTCCATGTCGCCGTATCACTGGTTCGGTAACTAATTCTAAGTACTGATTTTCCTGAAGGAATTTTAAAGAATTGCGCATTTTTTAAATACCCGAAAATGTTCTTAACATTATTGTTAATAGCTAATTGAAGTAGTTCGAATGTCCCAAAGTTGAACTTAATTCGATTTCCAGGATCAAGGATAACAGAATTGGTTCCGAACTCTACAGAACCTTGTCCAATACATTCAATTCGAATGTAGCCTGGAAGACGTTGAGTAGTACTAATTTCTACTTCGAAGTGTCTTGTAGGTCTACCTGGATTAGTAATCTCGTGACCGTTAGTACCGGAAACATACTGATACTGACCGGTAATTACATTCTTAGAATATTCGTAACCATCTTTAAATTGAATACCTATTTTAGTAATTAGGTGAGCTTGCGCAAAGATTGGAACGTCTGTTAGTACACCTGGTTCACTTTCCCCCAGGAACTTACCATATCGGAAAAATTCAGGGTCTTCTTTTGTGGAGATTTTCCAAAAAGATCGACTTCTAATGAATTGTTTAAATGCCCGATAAGTAGCGTTCACATGCTTTTCACTTTCGCCCTCAATTAGAACTGTAATAGAGGCAGTTAGTCCAGAAAAGGCAGTAGACGGGGAATCGAGTACCCCGTCAATACCTTCCGGATTTTTAAATCCTCCGTCCTTTAGAGCTGCGAAGCTAATTCCCGAATATTCTAAAATAGTTACTCCTTTAGTAGATAAGTCAATGTCGTCCACTAAAATAGTATCTCTATTCGCCATTTAGTCTTCCTTTCTAAGGTGTCACAATGTTACCCATGCCGGATAACGTTTCCTTACTTTTATTATACAGTCCGCGGGACAATTTGTCTACATCATCATTGCTACGAACAATGATAGTTCCGATAGTAATGTTACCTCCAGATGGCTCTTCACCGTCTCTAGGTTCATTAGAATCTGTAGGACGTTGATTAATCTTGTACAAATCTACCGTAGGCGCAGTAGCGGCTGATTCCACTAGACCTAATTGAGGTCCTTTTAGTGAATCTGGTACCTGATCCATAACATGGTCGTAGATGTCCTTAACCTTGTCAATGATACCGTTATCCTGTACATCCATAGTAATGTCACTTAACGCATCGGATACAGCTTCCGCCATCTCTCTTGCGTTATCTCGAACAGTTCGAATCATGTTAGTAATACCGAGGCCGAAACCTTCTCCGGTATACTTACCGATTTTCATCATTTTACGAGACGGCGACTTAATCCCCAGCCACGACTTAGCGGCGTTCCACGCACTTTTAGCCATATTCGCGGCGGCATTAGCAGCGGCTCCAATCGCTCCGGAAATCCCGTTAACGAATCCCATTACGAAGTTCTTACCAGCTGACGCCATTTGGCCTACAAACGAACCTACTTTAGAAATCATTTGGCTACCCATGGAAGCAATCTTACCAACAGCTGAACCAATCTTACCGGCGATACCGCTAATGAAGCTAGTCAGTAATTTAGCCCCCGAAGACAACATCTGTCCTACAAATGAACCAATCTTACTAATCATCTGACCCATCATACTTCCGACAGTAGATAGGAGTGAACCTAGTACTGACAGGATACCACTTACTAATGAAGTTAGTAACTGAACCCCTGCTTGAAGTAATTGAGGTAAATGACTTAAAATGGTAGATAGTAGGGACGCTAGAATCTGAATAGCACCTTGAAGTAGTTGAGGTAGTACACTAATGAACCCTTGGAGTAGAGATGTAAGTAACTGAACCCCTGCGTCAACTAGTTGAGGAAGTGCGTTAATAAACGCCTCCAGTAACGCTGTTAGGATTTGAATAGCGGCTTCAATTAACTGAGGAAGTACCTGAATAAGTCCTTGAATTAACGCTGTTAGCATCTGAATACCTGCGTCAATAATCTGCGGTAAATTATCGACAATAGCCTGAATGAGGGCCATGATAATCTGAAGACCTGCTTCGATTAACGTAGGTAAAGCCTGTACAATACCGTTAATTAGGGCCATCATAATCTGTACCGCGGCTTCTACAATAGACGGTAATGCTTGTACAATAGCCCCGATAAGAGCTTGTATAATTTGGATACCGGCTTCAATTAGCTGAGGTAGGGCTTGTATTAGGCTGTTAAGTAACGTGGTAATAATCTGTACCGTAGCCTGTACAATCTGAGGTAAGGCTTGCGAAATACCTTGAATAAGTGTAGTTAAAATCTGCATCCCTGCGCTAACTAATTGCGGTAGAACCGAAACTAGTGTTTGGGTAATAGCTGTTATCACCTGACTAATAGTCTGTGTGATTTGTGGAATAGCCTTAGTAATCCCTTCAATAATTTTAACTAAAATTTCAGTTCCCTTTTGCACGAACTGTGGTAAGTATTTAGATATAGCGTCTGCTACATTCTGAATAGTAGTAGATAGGTTATCGAACACTTGACGGATACCGTCTGCGTTCAAACTTCCAGTCTTAGCCCACGCCGTTAGGAATGATACTACTAAACTAATAGCTAGTCCAATAGGACCTGTAATTCCTAGAAACGCTAATCCAAACTTGGTAATAGCCGATACAGCGAGGGATGCGACTCCTCCAATCTTACCGAACGCTCCCCCCATCTTTTCAAGTACTCCACCAATGAACCCTTTAATAGAGTCACCGGCTACACCTAATTTTTCGGAGAAGTGTTTCAGAGGTTCACCGATTTTATCCCGAACAGCTTGTCCAAACTCTTTAGCTTTCTGACCCGCTTGATGTAACCATTCCCATAAGACCTTGAGTTTTTCAGCTGCCCATTGAGCGGCTACCCCTAACCCATTCTTAATAGCTGGCCAAAGCTTGTCAATAAAGTTCCTAAATGTTTCGGACTTGGTATACGCAATCATAAATACGGCCACGAGTGCGTAAATAATACCAATTACTGCGGCTATTGTTCCCATAGTTCCAGCAAATCCAGCTCCTAAGAATTGTATTGCAGTCTTAACTTTAACAATAGTGCTAATAACAGTACCAAATATTAGTAATAGTGGACCTAACGCTGCGACCATTGTCCCGAAAATAACTACCATCTTCTGACCTAATGGTGACATATTTACGAACCCTTCAATGAGCTTCGTAATCCATCCTACTAATTTAGATAACGCCGGTTCCAGAATTTGTTGAATGATAATGGCGGCTGACTCGAAAGCCCCTCCCATTTGTTCAATCTTACTTGCTAAGTTATCCTGCATGGTAGCCGCCATTTCCCTAGCCGCACCATCTGAATTGATTAACGAATTAGTCATCTTGTCCAGTTTCTCAGGACCAGCATCTAGCAACGCTAACATACCCGAAAGGGACTGTTGACCGTACAATGTAACTAAGTGTCGGTTACGTTCCTCTTGTGTTAAGCCCGCAGTAGCCTTTTTCAGCTGACCGATCTGTTCACGAAGAGGTACCATTTTCCCGTTAGCGTCGTAAAACGATACACCTAATTCATCCATGGATTTAACCATAGCCTTAGTAGGTTTAGCAATACGGGACAAGGCTCCACGGAGTGTCGTACCCGCTTGTGAACCTTTAATACCTGCGTCCGCCATGATACCGATAGACGCCGCAGTTTCTTCTAAACTTAGTCCCATAGAGTGGGCTACCGGAGCTACATATTTCATAGCTTCCGCCATGTCTACAGTCTCTGCGTTAGTGTCTGCGGCGGCTCTAGCAAATACGTCTGCTACGTGTCCAGCTTGATCTGCTTCAAGTCCGAACGCTCGTAAGGAACTAGCCATAGCTTCTGCACTTTGGGCTACGTCCCCTCCGGACACGGCCGCAAGGTCTAAAGTACCCGGCATGGCGTTCATGATTTCATTTACAGTGAAACCGGCTGACGCTAAGTTCTCCATCCCTTGAGCAGCTTCTTTAGCGCTGAACGCAGTCTTAGCACCTAATTGAATAGCTTGTTGCTTCATCTTGTCTAGCTCATTTCCAGTAGCACCGGCGATTGCTTGTACACGGGACATTTGAGCTTGAAACTCGTTACCTACCTTGACGGAAAGTCCCGCCATGGCTAATAGAGGTAACGTGACTGCTTTAGTCATCGTTTTACCCATGGAGGTCATAGATGAACCAATTTGAAACGCTTTCGAGGATTCAACGGCTAGTCGTTGGGCCTGACTTTGAGCTAAGTTTAGCTGGGAGGTAAAGTTGGAGATATCTAGTGTCATCTTTGCGGCAATAGTACCTAAATCCATTTAAACTCCTTTCATCAATAAAATAAGGGTGACCGGAAAGGTTCACCCTAGTAACGTTTGAAGACCCGGATTGCTCTTTTCATCTTCCGGATACCGAGGTTGTTTATCGTCGGCTAAGTATCTAATATAGGCGACTGCCGCGGTATCGAAACAATATTTTCCAATATCGGTCTGAAACCCAGCAACCTCGCTAGGACGGATATGAAATTCGCTAGCCACTGCTATGACATTAGTCATCTCCCTCGACATTACGAAAGGATTCAGCTTCTTGAACCTCTCCGTACATAGCTCCGAAGATGGTCATCAACTGCTCATCCGTTAGGTACTCACCTACTTCTGCGTATGTAGGTTGAACCATTGAAGCTTCGGCGAATACTCGAAGAAGTTCAGCCATATCCTTCACACCGGAATCAGATGAACTAAGTTTGGCTAACGCTTGTTTCTTAACTTCATCTGTAATTCCTGCGGTAACGTCAGTAGCTGATCCCGCTTTATTATCCTCACCGAAAAGTTCAGTTACCTTACCTAACAATGTATTAGGGATACGCCCATTAGCGAGTAAGGCCATGATACCCGTGGTTCGGATTTGAATGTGAATAGGTTCGTCCTTTGGAGTAAATCCAGGAATCTGGATAATCTGGAACGAACGATTCTTAAATTCTTCTGCGGTGATAATCTTAACTGATGTCATAGTAGTTGTCCTCCTTTAAATCTAGTCGCCGTATTGGGCTACTAGTGTAATATCGCGGTCTGGTACATCCATAGTAGTGAAGTCCCAAACAGTTGAATCACCTAATACCTTCCAACCCTTGAACGCTTTTCCACTTGGTCCAGTAGGGTCAGCTGGTTTAGGTGTAATTTTCTTACCTGTTTCAATTCGAAGTGCGTCAGCGGTACCTGTACCACCGTTCAAGTCGAATGAAATTGTACGAAGTACAGCAGGCAATTCAGCTACATATTCCATACCCTTAATAGGTAGTCCAGCCTTAGTAGCTTCACGAGCCTTGATTGTAAACTCAGGTGCGTAAAACTCTTTACCGACGTTCATACCAGGTGCAGTACCTGTACAGTTGTTAAGTGTCAGTTTCACGTAGTTGACAATGGAATCCCCTACATAGTTAGGGATATACAAGGTCATGCGGAACGGTTTCATATTAGCGGCACCTGAGGCCAACATAGGTGAATCGTATCCAGAAATAGCTCCACCCTGACGACGGACTGTACCACCTTCAATCAAAGCCATTACTTCTGGGTCGAATGTATTGTCCTTGAATGTGAGGTTATATCCGTACAAAAGGTCTGGAGTACGTACAATAGCTAAAATACGAGTATCGTTACGTTTAAGGTCTTCAGTACCTTCAGATGTAACAGCCTCGAGTTCAGCAGTTTCTGCCGTATCCATTGCGAACTTAACTCCACCAACTTTAGGAAGCTGAGTTTTAGGGTCAAGTTCTTCAATTTCTACGTACTTAATCCCGTAAAGAATGTCTTTACTCATTTATGCAATTCCTCCTTGCGGTATTCGGTATTCAATTTCCATTCTATGACGTTCTAAAGTGACGTCATAATAGTCACCTGTCTCGGCGTACGTGATTTCGTATCCCATCTCATTGATAAGTTTTCGAACCTGTACCCCGTACTGGTCAATTGGAATAATTGAATTTGCGTGAACGTAAATTTTAACCTTCCAATAGGCAAAACTTCCTAAACGATTAGTCTGACTCGGTAGTCGGTGACTGTACGCTAATACGATATAGTCGTCCGGTCGTTCTTCCGGCTCGTCTGGGACAGGGTTACCTAAACTTAAAAAGGTAGGAGGGGCAGCTGGTTGAAAAGTTGGAAGGATTTCTTTTAACCTGTCCATCATAGTAGTTCGTTTAGTCATACTATCTCCTAACTAAGTAATCGTCTTAATGAGCGATAAAGCTCTTCGACGTTCTCCTCTATAGATTCCTCTAAGATTTTAAATCGTCTTTGATGCGCTAATTCTAGCCAGTAACCGTAGGACATATGATGGGCCACTGCAATCATTACTTGGTCTTGGGTCACGAACCCTGCCGAACCCGCTAACTTT